TTATGGTAAACGGTGCCAAGAAAATCCTGCTCAGGGTTTTCCAAGAGCGCGGTCATTGTGATGGCGGTAAGCACCGCAAACTGCTGTACGGTCTTTTCATCGTATTTCTGGACGATGGCATTGTACTGTTCCTCTCTTGTGTCTCTGCACCGCAAATCACAGGTGTTCGCAAGTGCAATGGCGTGCATATCGATGTAGTCGTACCAGAGTTCGCTGCGCCCATATCGGGCGCTCATCTCGTTAAGCACCTTGATGAACTCTATGACCGGCGAAACCGGTGCTTTTTGGCTGCTCATAAAAACTCCTTTCGTCGTAAAACAACAAGCGGGCCTCCCAAAATTTGGAAAGTCCGCTTATTTGCAGATTGTGAATTGTACGAACACGAATTGTGCTTTAGATAGTATCTATCGTACAGTTCCTATTTTATGCGGTTCGCACATTGGGGCAAGTACCAACTACTGGATTTCGGCTTTCAGCCATTGCAGATACCGGTATCGCTCGGCTTCGTTCTGAATCCCCTGCAAAGCGAAAGTTACGAACGGCACATTCGTGCAATGATTGTACAGCCACGATTCGAGGGCGAGTGCCTCAAAAATATCATTGTAGCAAGTATTGCGCCGATAATATTCGAGGTTTTCATCTTCGATTTCGTAGTCGAACTTTGCGCGGATTTCTTCCGCCGTATAGTTTTCAGCTTTTGCGGCGGCGTTCGCAAAGAACGGGATATTGCCTTCCTTCCATTCGAAAAACGGATAATCCTGGTCGCAGGAGTTCTGGAAATATACACTTAGCGGCCATTTCTCGCTTGCGCTTTCGGGCGGCATCATGATGATACCGAGCAGCTTGTGCTCTTCCCAATACAGAAAACGGAAGGTAAACAATGCCTCAAGCCAATACCGGTCAGCGGTATCCGCAAGTACATCGGCTCTGCGGTTTTTGTTCTCCTCATCTGCAATGTGCCCGGTACGAACCGAGGGAATATAATACCGATTATCCCTGATAGTTTTTCTGATGTTCTTTTCGGTCATTTGCGATTGCGTGTATTCCAGCGCAATCGTCATGGCTTTCTGCAAACTGTTCGCCTGCGCAAAGCCCATGTCAAAACCGTAACTCATGGTATGGCACTCCTTTTTATTTGAATGGTTTCAGGTTTGTAGTATAGGTGTCAGATGCTAAGGCGCTGAGCGGCAGTCTCGATATCGCAGAAGCACAGAAGCCCCTGACCATACCGAAAACCGTCAAACCCGTCGCTGTAAGAATAGCCGATACGACCTTTGCTGTCGCGTTTGACCAGCTTCTTAAAAACATCCTCCAGAGCCGTTTTGTTGTTGCTTACGGTCTCTTCCCTACATGTAGATGTTTTCGAGAATAAATGTTTTCATTGCAAAGCTCCTTTTTGTCGTTCGCAAACAAAAAAGCAGGCTCACCCGGAGATGAGTCTGCCTGAATGTTTGCAGATTATGAATTGTACGAACGCAGGATTGCGCCTTAGTAGATGTTATCTATCGTACAATAACTATTCTATGCCGTTCGCATAGTTTGGCAAGAAAAAATGCCGCCCACCCGAAGGTGAACGGCTGAATGCTATTGGTTAGTTGAGGTTCGATTTTGTCATGACATGGGCGCGATATACCGTGTTGGTGTCTTCATCCTTCAATTCCCAGCAGCCGGTAAAACCATCGCAGGGTTCAGTGGCGACAACTTCCTTGCCGGTATTATCGTACAGGATAGCCTCAGTCCAAGAATCGTCCTTGCCGCCGCAGCAGCGGATGTCCATTTCAAACCCGTCGGAGAATTTCGCAGTCTTGCTCAGCAAAGAACCATCACCTTGCACTTCCGCGCCGCGAAGGTACTTCTTAATGCGCTCAGCATACGGTTTGTTGACATATATAGTTTCTTCCAGAACGGTTTTCTTTGGAAGTACATCGACAAGAACATGGTATTCGGCACCGTTGTATGGAAGAATCCAATGGTTGCAGAATGCCTTGGTGTTCTTTGTCTTGTATACCGTCTTGCCGTTCATGGCAAGCGTTACCATACCAGAAACACCATCTTTGCTGTTTCCTTTCCAAAGGACGGAAACAATGGTGTTGTCTGCAGCAAAGACGACATCACTGATTTGATACTCGTCGTCGATGCTGTCAGGGTCATTGAGATGGCGGATAAGAGCATCGTATTCCGATTCCTCCATCTGAATGCGGTTCACAAAGATGCGTTCAAAGCACTTGCTTCTCTCGTACATGCGTGCCACATACAGAACAGTCTCGACCAAATCCTCGACAGTTCCGGCTGTCATGGAATCCAGCGTACGGCGAGCCCACAGGTCAACACCATCCTCGATAATGCTGCACTCACAAACTCTGTGAAGGCTTGGATAGGTCACACTGATAAGCTGCATACGAAGGGCGGGTTTGTTGCCTTTGGGATAAATGTCATTGATGGGAAAATTGAGGGGGTCAAGGCTGACACTTTCAGGGACCTCACCAAACCCCGACCAACGACCGGGATTCCGTTCTGCCATGAATTCACGGGCAAAACGCTCCGCAGTCTCCTTCGTCAAACCTTGCCATTCTTTGACATCGCGGCTTTTTTCGATAGAAGCAACTGCTTCGCTGACGGCAGTGAGGAAATCGCTCTGGTTTTCTTCCTGATTCCGTCTGGTTTCGTCCACGAGCTGCTCAAAGAGCGCTGCATCGCGCAGATACTTGGCGGCAATGGGAGCCGATACCTCGGCAGAATCCGGAATAGTCACTGCAGTGTTGAGGTATTCTCTGATATCCTTTTCGTCCTGCAACCTCTCGCAGAACTCCGAAAGCGCATCGAGTTCATCCAGAGAAAACTCGATTTTCGCGCTCGGCTGCTTCGCAGTTTTGGTGATAAGGATGTCTGTGTTGATTTTTTGGATTTTCATAATATTCTCCTTTTTTTTTAGTATCTTCCGAAAAGAATCCTGCCGATAATCGCAATGTCTTCGTGCTCGGTGGAAGGTTCGTGTTTTGCGTTGTAGACAATCATTCGCAGCATGGTCTGTCTGAACCAGAAAATATCATCTGCACGAATGTCGTTGTAGCATGCTTTTTTGTACAAAAGCCGATTCTCGTAAAACTCTCGAAGGGTGATGGCTTCCTGCTCGCCTTTGATAAGTTGATACTTTGGCTGTGGGTCAGACGACGGAATTTCCTGAAATACGATTTCTCCGGCATCTTTTCCTGCGAAAATATCGGCTAGATATGCGACCTTTCGAGCCTCATTCCAGGCGTAACGGCTCTGATAGCCGGGCGTCAAGTCAACATCATAGAAGTACAGGAAACCCAGCAAAAATCGGACCGTGTGATTGTAGTTGCTGACCGGAAGCGGCTTGTAAGGGTTCGGCTTTCCGTAAACGGAACCTATGTCTTTGTATCCGTATTCCGGTCTCATATCAAGCCACGCATAGCGGCGGTATTCGGTAGATTCAAACATCTGTACGACATATATCTTTCCGCCGTCAAGTATGTCTCTGACAAAGCCATGCTGGTTCCCCGGGAGACTTACGCTTTCATCGATGCCGAACCGATACGCAGGACTACCGGCACTTTTTGCGATGATTTGTGCCCGTACAAAGTACGGATTGTCGCATGAATGACAAGTACAAGTGGTACTGGTTGCTTTGTTCGCCATTTTCAAATACACTCCTTTTTTTGACACAAAAAGGCGGGCCTTCCAAATTCGGGAAGTCCGCCTTAAAGCAGAATTGTGAATTGTACGAACGCTGGATGCGCCTAAGTAGATGGTATCTATCGTACAATAACTATTCTATGCCATTCGCACAGTATAGCAAACAAAAAATGCCGCTCATCCGAAGATGAACGGCAAAAATGTTATTGGGCTTGATTCAGAAGTTGACTGAGCCAAGTTGGTCGATATGTTCCAATAGGAAGAAGCTGCCCGTTGCGATATTCTGCAACAAGCACAAATCCATTGTCATTATCGAAAAACTTAGCTTCATCGCAGTACGGCAAAATTTTGAGGACATCCTCGAAACGGTGAGAAAAGCGGGCGTTAACATCCTTAGTGGGAATATCATGCCCCCCACGCTCTACACGGTTCCGGATTCGCCGGATGCTTTCTTCGGCGGTATCAAGACCGACATAGTACAGACGAATATAATATCCAGCTTCTTTTGCACGTTTGCAAAGCCGCTTGGGATATCCACCGGAAAGCGTCGTCTCTTGTGTGAAATTCACACCGTCCATTAAGGCACGCTCGATACGCTCAACAGCGAGTTTGCCGCCTTCGTATTCGTCACCGCCACACTGAATGGTTAGTTTGTCGGGGTCAACCACAATGCCGAAATCGTTACGCTCAGAACGCAAAGAACCGGTTAAGCTGGATTTTCCTGCGCCATTCACGCCGCCAATCAGAGTGTAAATTTTCATGGTATCACCTCTTCACTATTATACCACATTTTGCGACAAGCGGCAATCGTTTTGCTTTTCAGGTAGTAAGCCGTTAAAAGCATATTCTACAATTCCTTGCTTGTAGTAGTTTTCGTATTTTTTATAAAGGGTAAAGCCGTTTTTCTTTAGCAGAAATTCAAATTCGTTGATATGAATTGATGAAACGGTAATGAGTGGATTTGTACATTGTAATGCCTGATGTGCGATTTTTAGCAATTTTGTAGCAATCCCTTGGCATCGGTAATGCTCAGCTACTCTTAATGTACAAATTTTCTTTTCATCAGCATCTTTTAGTATTAGAACGGCAACTATTTTTCCATCGTCCAGAACAGTATAAATTATCCGATTTTCACTTGCCAATCCGGGAACGACTGTACTATAGTACCATTTACTAAAATTGCTATACTCATTATCCAAGTCGTGCAGAAATTCATATATAGCAGTGATGGTTTGGCTATCATCAGCTTTAACGCGTACTTGTTTCATCGAGCAGTCTTCACATCCAACAAATGACCATCATCAGGCTTATTGAGCCAGTCACACCAGCTCAGGTTGTCGGAAGGAAAGTCTTTTACGTTGCTGTGAATGTCATTTAAGAAGACAGCAAGGCGCAGTTTGTCGAGGCTGCGAATTGCATCCAAACGAGTTTTGACGACACCGTTTGCCACATCTCGTGCGTAGAGCGCATCGCTGAGCTTCCAGAGCTCATCGTTTTCGTCGTTCGGGTCGGACTTTGGGAGCTTGATGTTATCGGCTTCGATTTTTGCACGAATCGATGCCTCTGCTTCTTCAAAAGTATCAAAGACTTCACGCTCAGCAGAAAATTCTTCTGTCTCGAATTGCGCTTCTGCAAGCAGAGCCCAACGTTCACTTTCAGATGTGGAGTTATCCAGTAAGCCGTCGTAGGAATCTTCCAACTGGTGCAGTTCGCTTGGCGTCAGGTCTTCCGCAGGGTCGACTACGCCGTGAACTGCAAAGTAGTTGTCAGGCGCTTCGAAGATATCGTAGAGTTCGAACTTGGTTTCACCAACCTGACGACGCCACTGACAGGTATCGGGGTCGGTGCAAATCCAAGTTTTAGCTTCTACTGCTGCAACATTTAATGCGGCTGCGAGAGCATTGAGCGCTGCAGATACTGCAAAATCCTCGCAGAAAATCGGAGCACAAGAGCCGGATGTTTTTGCATATTCATCGAGTAAATATGTTTCGCTGAGTGCCGTCACTTCTTTGGCAAAGTTGTTTTTGTTTACGATAAACAAGTGCTTATTTGGAAGGGTCATCAAGGTGATATAGGCGCTTTCGCTGTCATCGCTCCACTTGAAATCCCACCCTTGCTTTTCACAAATTTCTTGAAATTGCGGCAGATACATCTGTCAGTCCTCCTCGTTATTTTTTGTATTAGTAAGCTCATACACACACAACGCGGCATCTCCGTAACTAAAAAACGGGATATCGTAAATCGTGCGCACATGCTTGTCGGAACGCATGTGAAACAGCGCTATTGCCATGCGATAGGCAAGTGGTTGTCGTTCGTCCTTGATACTTGGATATTTTACTGCAAGCATTTCGAACTCCAAGGAATCGAGTTCTTCCGGATTTGCCATAATGCAGCAAACTGCGTAGGGTTTATCTGTCATTTTCGTTTCTTTGACATACAAGACTTCGCTGTAGGCAGCTCTCACCTGTCGATAGTAAACCGGCTTGCAAGGAAAAAGTTTATACCATTGCGTAACAGTGCTTTCTGCTTTACGGAGCTCGGCATACAATGTGGATAAAGAATTGCTGAAACGCTTACCGACGTTCAAGCACTCTTCCATGGACCGTTCGCTGTGAAAAATCTTGTATACGCTATCTGCATAGGCTTGAATATCACTGGATAGCAGGTCACTTGTAGCTCCAATTTCATCAATAAAATTTCCCCGATGGGTATGGAAGCTATAGGTGTCCCCTTTCTCATTTTCTTTGCAGACGAAGACGGTAGAACCATTATCTGTTGTTGTCCAGCCGTGTTTGTGACAGATGTCACGAAATTGTGCGCAGAACATGTGCAATTCACCTCATTTCTAAGTTTATGGGATTTGTTGGTCAGATACCAAGGCACTGAGCAGCGGTTTCGGTATCGCAGAAGCACAGAAGTTCCTGACCATACCGGAAACCGTCGAATCCATCACTGTAGGAGTAGTCGATACGACCTTCGCGGTCGCGTTTAACCAGCTTTTTGAAAGCATCCTCCAAAGTGGTCTTGCCGCTGTTTACAGCTTTGGTAACCATGTCGTTGAGTTCATCACTCATGTCGATACCAGTTGGGTCCGGATACATCATGCTACGGGCGTAACCACGGAAATCGGATATGTCCATAAAGAAATCTTTGTCAACTTCTGTACGGATGGGTATATTCAGCTTAATCATTTCATTTTCTCTCCTTTGCGTTTTGCAAACAAAAAAGCAGACCCACCCGAAGATGAGTCTGCTTAGATGAATGCAGAATTATGAACGATTGTACGAAAAACACAAGTCTCTTTCGATATGAATGTTATCTATCGTACAATGTTCATTATACTTGGTTCGCATGTTCATGCAAGGTGGAAATCAGATTTTCTCAACTTCATCCACGCCATACAAAACATTCAGGCCAGAGCCGTTGTCCCAGAGCATGATGAGGCTGCCGATTCCATCGACGCCAACAACCGTGCCTTCCGTGCCAACAGGTGGAGCCTGCAGGTCATTCATTTTTACAAGGCGAACACGCGTCCCATTGGGGTATCCGCTGCGAAGCATTTCAACAGTTTCTTTAGTCGGTAATGTCATTGTTCTTTCTCCTTTTTCCCAGTCTGCGTCACGATACCTTCGCGGCGGTCGTTAATCAGGGCTTTGAGCAGCGTAATGTACTGGAAGAGGTCCATTTCGTCCGTCACGCCGCAGAGCGAGAAGCTCTCGTAAGGAGCATTTTCATTGTGGCCCAGCATCCAGCTATCGAGTCCCAGCGTTTTGTAGATGTACTCATAGCATCTGCTGTGCTGGAAACAGTCCATGTTTCCCTTTGCGTTGTCTGGTGCGATTGTCTTGGCTTTTGCGATAGCATCCATAAAGAACGGAATATTGCCGGATTCCCATTTGTTGAAGGTGTGGTCATGGTTATCTTGGAAGAATGCGCAAAGCGGCCACTTCTCACAGACTTCTTTCTGAGGCATCATGACGATGCCGAGAAGTTGATACTGTTCCCAGTAGAGAAAGCAATATGTGAACATGGCTTTCAGCCAGTAGCGGTTTGCCATGTCTGCGAGATTTTCCATCTGCATATTGCGCTGGCTGTATGGGACTTTCTTGTCGCAGTAATAGCGGGCACGTACAGAAGGAATCTGGTAGAAGCAATCTTCCAAATCTTTCTGTACTTTTGCAGGAATCATGCGACTTTCCACATAAGCCATCGCAGTTTTTAAGGCTTCGCCACGGTCTTTGACCCAAGCAAAGCCGATATATGCTTTATTGCTCATCAAAGAAACCTCCGCTTTCAGTCTCTAGTATTTGTGTGTGCCAAAATAGACTGCCAAATGAGTTTGGCAAGAGTTTCCGGCGTGTTGAAGCGACTCACAGATGCACCTTTCCAAGTGCCGGTGCTTCCGTTGATGCCATTGCGCAGCTTGATGCCGCTGCCGTTCTTCTCTTTCCAGTCGTGCAGGTTTACGGAGTAGTCGTCCAGAAGGAAGAATGTTTTGTCGATGTGGGAATGTTTCAGGCGTCTGGCGGCGGTAGCTGCCTTGCTTTCTCCGCACGGAACGAAGATGCGGTGCGCCGCGTCAACTTCCGGCAGGTACACATTCAACCAGTCGTTTTTTTCGCCTACCGAGCAGGGGTTCTCCGGCATGAAAGCCGAAAGGACATAGATGTCCAGTTCGGGACGTGTGTTGCAAAGGATTCTTACCGCGTCTACCACTGTCTGATACGGCGGCAGGTCACGGAAATAGTTCTCCTGCAGCAGGTCCTCAAAGCAGGCAGCCTGCTTCCAAGTAGCGAGTGTGCCGTCCATGTCGATGAACAGCCGAGCCATAATGATGTTATCGGTCATAATGAACCTCCCTTATTTGGTTAAGTGTTAGCGTTAATGTGGTTCTTCTCCTCGGTAGTCGGAACCTCAACAACTGTCCACCAATCCGTGAAATCGGGACCTTTGATGTAGAGGTCGCGATAGCATTCCTCAGTGGTGATGTTATCAGCTCCGTAGGATTTACGATAAGTTTTTGTCTCTTCCTTGAATTGCTTGTGGGCTTCTTCCATGGCCGATTCAAATGTGGGGAACCGGTCGGTAGAACAAACGGACGGGGCAGACATATCACTCATGTAAATGTTTTCAAGAATAAATTGCTTCATTGCTTTTTCCTTTCTTATCGGCATCGAACTCGCACGCTATGTTATTGTCGAGGCTACGGATTGCAGCTTCTTTGATGACATTGGCATGGTTCGGAATTCTTTTACCCGAAAGCGTAGAACGAATGGTAGTGATTGCTTCATCAGCGGTTTCTGCCTCGACATAGAACGCAACAGGAATTTTGCATTTGATTTCGAACATTTTTCTCATAGGCACTTCCTTTCCTGTAAACAAAAAAGCAGGCTCATCAAATGACGAGTCTGCTTTGCTTACAAACAAAACTGTAAATTGTACGGCCGAAATAGGCATAGAATGTTATCTATCGTACAATACCTATTCTACCCGGTTCGCACAACTTGGCAACTGTTCATTTTGCGTGGTGCAGTGTTTTTTCGCTGCGGCGCACAATTGCTCGATGTCAGCGGCGGAGTATCCAAAGTCGAAATACGCCATCGGCAGCTTCTTGTCATCGTGCTGCCACTCGCTGCGCAGAGCAATCCTGTCTTCATCAGAGTAAACGAACATGTCCGGAAATTTCGTAACAATCTCATGTAGCGCATCATCGCCGGTGTCGCTGAAGATATACCTGTCTGTGGTGTTTGCCATCAGTCTTACAATTTGCTGCAAATCATCCGGTGAAAACGAATAAGTCTTGCAAGTGTTTAGACAGTTCGCCAGCAGCGTTTCAGTATCAATTTTCAGACAACACATATGGATTCTCCTTTCGGTGCTTGGCTTCTACATTTCCAAATATACTCATTTCGCACGAATTGACAACAAAAAAGAGCCCTGCATTTCTGCAAGGCTCAAATGGAACGAATCGTGTGTCAGCACAATTCATTCTGATAGCAAACCATCCTCGTGGAGGATGTCAAAAACCTGCTACCCGTCGCTTCAGGAAGACCCTGATTGACTACTCCTCTGCACCGGGAGTGAAGTCCAACGCCGATTCTCAGACAAGAATCACCGATATGGCGTTATACGAGCTCGGCATATCACCTAGGTTATGTATTCCCTGTTGGTGCCCTCGTACTGGCGCAATGAGTGCTCACTGTATAAGTACAGCTTCTTTCTACAGCCAGAAAATTCTGGTGCAGGACGTCCCATTGCCGACTGTCCTGACTTTTGAGATATAGCCTCATATTGCAATCCATCGTTTTGATAGAGCTGGTGTGACCCGATGGTGGATATTCAGTCACGCTCTACGTTGCCGTTAACCCAAGCAATCTCGGAACACCTTTTTTAGTACCTGTATCGTTCAGGAGGCAAGTGCTGCCTAAGGGGTGGTGCGGTTAGACGCGACCGAGGCTCTTGCACCCCACGATGCGCCCTTCCGCGTCGCGGATAGGCTCATTGGGGATGAAGACGTCGGTACGGTCATTGCACCGTGCGGCGACGAGGCTGCTCACGATGAGCAGAGTGTCGTCGCGCTGGGCGGGAAGGTTCTGCACCTCGCCGTAGACGGTGGTCGTCAGCGGGATAGTGGTCCCGTTGAAGTCCACCGAGCCAGCATCTGCAGTCGCTGCGGAGACGCGAGCAACTATGCCGGAGGGCTCGATGGTGATGCCGGCCACGGTCACGCTATGCGGGGTCAAGTTGCGGATGTACATGTGGGACCTCCTTCGTTGTCTGCAAAACAAAAAGTAGACACGTCAAAAGGCGTGCCTGCTTGAAGTTAAGCAGGTTGAGAAACGGTTGGTGGTAGATATGGTATCTATCGTATGTATACCATTATACTCCATCCGCATACGAATGCAAGGCCTTTTTGGAATTGGAATTATTTTTTGGTTTCCTCGAAAATAGGGTTCTTCCAAAGAACTTTGCGTCCACTTTCAATGCGAGAGACAGCCTTCATGGGAATATCAGACCGGTATTTACTGTAGTCAGCGCAGTTCTCCGCAAGAAATTCTTCCACATCATTGCAGAGCTTACGCGGTGCAATAGCCCATGTAGAAATGACCTTGTCCTTAATCGTTTCAGAAGTAATCAGGTTGGAAACGGGATATTGCACCTGCATTTCTTTCCCATTGGCTTCAATAACGAGCCGAATGTTTTTTGCTTTTGCAGTCGCAACAAACAAACTACGGCACTCACTTTCCCAACAATGTGGCTTAGACTGGAACTCCAGCATCTTTAATTGGGTGAGATGTTGGACGGCAACGAATTTTTTCCCGATGCTTTCGCTGAAGGGTGTGCCATCGTGAGAAGTGAGATTCTTATCGAGGACATTGACTACCCTTTCCGCCCATCCGGTAGGATTAGCGAAAAACTCGATGGTCGCGGTGTCATCAATGTGCTCAAGGAATTCACGAAGGTCTTCTTCAAATGCGGTGTCTTTCTTTTGCAGGACATACTGTTTGATAGCACTTTCGTAAGCCTCGTTCTGCAATTCGGGCGTGTTCAGATAGTCAGGGTCGAGAATTGTTTTCTGCTCCAGATAATCCCACAGTGTTTTCGTCATCTCACCCATTGCGGAATGGGGACCGGTGTAAGCAGAGGTGACATCAAACAATCGCAGGAACTCATAGCTTTCAGCATAGGTCTTTTCGTGGTCCACAACATAAGCCATAAACTCAAGGTTATGCTGTTCAGAAAAATGGTCTTTGCTCATGCTGGTGGGATAGTTACTGCACATTTGCCCCAATAATGCCTCGACACTATGCTCGCCATCGGCCATTGGGACACGAACGAAACGATAATAATATCCTTTTTCATTTTCGTTCATAACGACTCCGGAAAGTGTGAAATCAGTGGGGTTTTTGAGAAAATTGTGGAAATCTTCTTCATAAATTGTGTCTAAAAACATAAGGCTTAGCTCTCCTTCTCCAGCGTAAGCTGGTTTTTGATAATATTGACTGCATTTTTAACACAAAAAGAGCGGACCTCCCGATGTGGGAAGTCCGCTCTTCAAGCGAAATTGTGAAGTGTACGAGCGCAATGGCTGCGCTTAATATAGATGTTATCTATCGCACACTTTTATAATATGCGGTTCGCACACTTTGGCAAGAGCTACTTCTCAGACCTCTTCGAAGAAGGGGTTGGTCCAAATAGTACCCTTTCTGTCCCTATTGTTTCGAATATGGGAGATGAGCTTCAGCGGAATGGTCTCGTGGTCGTAGTCCTTGTAGTTCTCGGCAAGGAATCTGTCGATTTTGGCTTTGCTCCCGCGAACACCCCGTATCGGAAGACCTTTGGTGGAAATCGTTTCGTAATCCTGCATCCAAGCTGCTGGATAGTCGACCCGATATGTTTGCCCATTTACTTTGATGGCAATGCGCACAATATTGCAGTCGTTGAGAGCATCCATGAGCGTTTCGCACTGGCTTTCATAGCAATCGGTGTGTTCTTCGAACTCTTTGATGTACTGTTTGACGCAATGTTGGACACAAAGCATGAATTTTACTGTCTCTTTATCGAACAAGAGGGATTCTTTCATAGTTGCATATCTTTCACCCCACCCGGTAGGGTTGGCAAGAAAATCGACCTTTTCAATATCGTAAAAATGGTGAAGAAGGTTGGGGAAGTTGTCAAAGATAGTTCCGCAAGCAGAATTTCCCAGCGCGTATTTTTTGACTGCTGGCTTGTAAGCCCTACGTTGGTAACGAGGGTCAAGAAGCTCGCAAGGCTCAATATGTACAGTTGTGTCGAGATATGCCTCCAATTCTTCAGAGGCGGCAATGAGAATCTGTTCGTCCGTCGTGTCCGTTTTGATTTTGGGAAACAATTCGTGGAGGGCTTCACTGGCAGAATATATCGTTTCGCCGTCGATAATGTAACCCATGAAATTCAAAGAACTGTTGGAAGAAAACTCTTTGCCTCCCATATTGCATTCCGGGTGATATGTAAACTGTACTCCGCCATAAAGAATCTCAACGTTGTGTTCTCCTTTTGCTGCAGGGGTTCGGACGAGGCGGCAATATTTTGCAATATCGTCAGATATGAAAATGTTGCCTTCCAAAAAGAAATCGGTTGGATTTTTGAGATAGTCTTTGAATGCTTTGAAGGTGATTTTTTTGATGTACATGGAAACACTCCTATCTAAAGCTGTTATACAAAAAAGGGCAGACTTCCCAGAATAGGAAGCCTGCCCTTAATGCAGAAATATGAATTGTAATCAAGACCCAAAATATCAGTCATAAATGGTATCTATCATACAGTTACAAGTTTACGCAACTCGCATAATGCGTCAACCATCACTCGGTATCGGCAACGCCCATATAGAGATGGTAGGTGGCGTTTGCCGTCTGGCAGACCCAGTGATTGTAGAACGAATTGTACGGCTCGGATGTGACAACATCTTCGTCCGCGTAATAAATAGCCGCCTCGCACCACGAGGGACCGTTCTTGCGCGGGATGCAGCGAACATCCATGCACATACCATCGGCAAAGGTAACGGACTCGAACTCAATCTCGTCCTGCTTTTTGCCTCCGTCGGTGTACTGATTGATTTCGTTCATGCGCTCTTTGCTGATAACAAGGCGCTCGACAAAAACCTTACGAAAATTGGTGAGATTCTCATAGGTTGCGCAGATACGCATGATAGCGCTTGCCAGAGCAGAAGCTGAGCCCATATCGTAGCAGAGCGCCGTTTTGTTGAAGCTGCCAACTCCAAAACCCGTCCAGAAACCGCCCTCAAACAAATGGATGGAGGCAGCATAGCAAGGACAGGCATCAGGTTTGCAAAGCTGGATTTCAAGCGTGCAGTCCTCGTACATACTATCTACCGCAACCCGGCAAATGTCAAAGTTTGCTTCTGAAGGAACTTCGCCGCTGCCGTCCCAATAGGTGGGGTTGTAGCGGGAAAGATACATCTCGTCAATCTGCCTTGCATCGCTCTCGGTCATACCGATGGATTGTTTAAGCATTCTTTATACCTCTTTTCAGATTGTCAGCGCATTTTAGATGCTGCTGGCATTATGTAGCCGAGTTGGTCCACAGAACCTTCTCTCCAGCCCGGATACGCGTGATACAATCGATTGGAAAAACGAAGACATCGAACATATTGGTTCCCTTCTCAACCTGTTTGATGAGGTTGGGATGCTTGCAAACAAATCGCTGAGTGTCTTCCGGCTTTGCGAAGGCGCTGATACGAGTCACGGAGATTCCTTTCCTGCGCAGTACATCCGCATCGCGAATAAGGTGGCTGGGACAATCCACTTCGAGATGCTCACCCATTTTCTTGTCGTCAATATAGTCCATGACGAGAGTGACGACTTTATAAGGTTCGACCGCATCCATCATGCTTTTGCACACATTGGTGATGTCCTTAGGGTCTGCACTGTCGTGCTCATAAAACGTAAGGAATAGTTCCGACATCCTATCAATGGCAATCAGCCGGGCCATGTAATAAATTCTGGATGCCGTTCCGTTGCTTGCCGTAATGACAGAACTTGTCTCTTCAGCCCAATCCGATGGAGATGACAAATAGTGAATCACATCGTCATCGTTCAGAGGATACATAGTTCGAATCAGGTTGGAGAACTCATTGCATCGAGTTCCAAAAAGAAAGGCGGAGCAAGCATTGCGGACTGCTTTATCCACTGTATCCTTATCCTGAAACATTGCGGGGTCTGCCGGAATGTTCTTTCGGAACAGCGGAATACGGATACTGTCCAGTTTTTTGAAGACATCCATATCGTCGATGAAATCGCTGTTTTGAAGCAATTCTTTTATGGTTTTGGAGGCTAAGTAGATGGTTTTGCTATCTACAATGAAGCCGCCAAATTCCCATTTTGCGAATCGTGAAAAAGATGGCTTTTTCCCGTCCGACGAATCTCGGTCCTGAACCATCACATAGAGCGATTCAACTTGATGTTCCTTAACCAAAACCGGACGCTTGAAAAACGAGTAATAGTGGGAGAACACGATGTCATCGCTGCGTTTTGCGCCCTCAAAAAAGGTCATGGTCCAGTTTGAGAGAAAACGAATCAGTTCCTCAACAGTAAAAGTCAACATAGTTTATATTACCTCTTTAGATGGTCAGTACAGCAGAATCGAAGCTTTCCAGACAGTCACAACTCAAGAACAATTCAGTCATTGTGATAGCTCCTTTGATATTTTCCTCAAAGACACCAAGGTCAGTGGTGGAACGACCCTCGCAGTCACCCTCCGTGGTGACATGCCAGAATTCGTAAGCTTTGTCGTAAGGTTTGTTGAATTCAATCATTGTAAATCAGGGCAAGGAGACCCGCGACTTTAGGCGTGGGAGGAATTGCCCATTCACATCCTTTCTATTAGATAATTTGTTGCAGGTTCTAATAGCTGCAACTTTTTGAATGAAATACTGTTTGTAACGACAGTGCCATCAAGCTTTCTGAGAGCAAAGCTTCCTGATGCACGACGACCGGAAACGAAGCACTCTTGCCCCTTGTAGAGAACCTTATCCCAAAGACGATAGCCTTCGACAACATAAGGCATTTGGCTTCTTTTGCGAATGCTACCTTTTGAGAAGTTTGCTTTATGGGTTTGACGATTGTGATGCCTTATAGCTTTTGTGCGATAGCAAACACTGCATGGTTCAGCAAATGGATGCTTGCTGATACAACGGGCATCGTTTACATGGCTTTTCTTGATGTCATTTTTCTCTCGCAGATTCAACCGTAATGTGATTTCCTTCTTGCCCTTTTTCAACTTCTTTTGGAAGCAGTTTGCCATCCATATCGAAAGCTTCGACAAGACAAATTCCGTTTTTTTTGCAAACTTGAAGCAAGTCTTTGAATGTTGCAATACAGCTTACACCGGGGATTGCTACAAACAAATCACCAGACAGATGACTTGCAACAGATGCTTTCAAACCACCTTCTGTAATAAAGATAGTCTTTTCATCTTTTAAAGGTCTGCTCCAAAACAGTGCTGTATTTTTAGCGGAAGAACCGTTAGGATATCCGGCAGATGTTGCCCAACGGTATCGTTGCTGTTTAAGCTCTGATGCTTCTTTCCATTTTTACTCTCCTTGATTTTTGGCTGAAACAACTTGGAATCGCAGTTTTAGTTAATATCCCAAATATTCGGGTTATCGTACTTGTTAAAGAACTGCATAAATTTGTCTTCCGGCATCTGAGCCTCAGCTTTGTCTAGCATATCGCAAATCTCGGTCTGGTTTGTATTCCCATTCAAGACCTTAACATAGGTAGCACTTCCGGGATTGGCTCCGATAAAATCAGCAATTGCTGTACGGTTGTGTTCGATGGAATTTTTTAGTTCCCACCAACGCCAAGAACGGATGCACTGAGTCAGCGACATTCCATCCACTGCTTCCCAGTAATCGCCGCTTTTTTCGACGGCACTGTACTCTTCAATAGGATTCATTCCACCATCTTGGAGTGCTTCATCAATCATTTCAAGAATCTGGAACGGATAGAGTTTTCCATCAACCTCAACTTCTGCATAATCTAGGTCTTCGTATACCTCAAAGAGAGTGGCTTCTTCGTCACTATCAAAGGAAAAATCATCATCCTCGACTAATTCCTTCACGAGCTGCGTTTTTCCACTGATGTCAAAGACTTCATGCGTCTGTTTGTTTACTTTGCAGGGCAAAGTGTGAATACCATCGGAAAAGTGATACTTAACCATTGCATTAACGATATTAGAATTATTAACCATTTTGTCTGTTCTCCTTAATTTTTTATTTTTTTCACCATTGCGTTTTAATCAAAAGCGTGAAGAAGCAAATACTCCTTCTTTTTGACTGTGTTTGGATTCATATAATTGCATCAAATCTTGGCGCACGGTAACGGGTCTTACGATAGCGTCTTGAACGGCGGTTTTGCCTGCGCGTGGAAAGCAAATCTACCACATCACTCCGAAGAGGGTAAAAATCCTTCCCCAAGGTTATAAACGGCTTGATACAGCCACACCTGTCGGCTTTACCTCAGCTTTACGTGATGTGTTGTTGTCTTAGAGCGCACGGCTAGGATTTACACCGTACGGTAACTGTCTATTCGCTTATAACGGGGCACAACTTAATGTGCAAAGGGTAGTCAACATATCCTTGCGGACACTTCTAAAGTGCAGACTTACCGGAGCAAGCCCGAGACTTTAGTCGTGGGTTATTGACTGTGTTTCACCACTTTCTGCTTTCGTCGGACTTATACATGAGTTCAAAAGTTTCAGGCGAAACGGTGAAAAGGCTGTCTTTCTTGCCCTCCACCAGATATTCGTAGGGCTTGATGCGCAGTACAATCATGCCAAAGCTGCGAATGATGATGTTGTCGCTGGCGTCGTTACGGACAATGTTATCTGCCTTCCAGCCAATACCGGGATTTTCGGCAACCAGCTTCTTGATGTCCTTGAAGCTCTGCGCATTTTCGGGGTCCCACTGGACCGCACGGATGATGTTTCTTTTGTGATAATTAGCCATTGTGATTCTCCTTTTTTGTGTTGGGTATTTTATTATTTTTGGCGGGATTTTTTACGAAAATTGGTGGTCTACTAATTTACGTAAAAATAATTTCTTTGTTTTTGGAAACCTTAACGACCACGCGCTTATACAAGCAGTCGTTGACCGTTAGCATTTCGCGTTCGCAGTAGTTACATTTCGCTATTGTTTGCTTCATTTTTCAGCAGTTCGCGTGCATGGTCGAGAACTTCCTTTGCGACAGGCTTACCGCCTTCGTTCAGAGCGAGGAAAACTTCCAGAACTTCCGCATGGGTTGTATTCTGGTCAAGTTCAGCAACACCAATGGGAGCATCCATGAACCAGTTCTTATCCTGCGGAGAAAGGTCATTGTAGAATACGCCCTTATACGGGAAGCGATTTTCGTAGAAGGCAAGCAATGTCAACATACGCTGCTTGCCATCGACGATTTCGTAGTAGTTGCCATCGTCGTTTGTGCGATTAAAGGGCAACTGCTTGAAGACGAAACGACCAATTTCGCGCCCTGCGAAGATGCTGTCCAGCAGTTTCTCTCTGTCCTCCTCATCCCAAACGGAACCGCGTTGATAATCGGGGTTGAAATCAACGCCGAACAGGTAATGGAAGCTGAGTAGAGAGTACATGCTGCGATTTGAGTAGTGCAGACGGGATAGTGCAGAGTTGCGCTTTGCGAAATGCGTGTCTTTGTCGTCATCCAGCGGTCGAACACTCGTCCAAGCCCAGCAGGAATATTCGACATGGTCCTTGGTGGTGACGCGAATGAGATACATTGCGCCATCATCCATCACTTCTTCGACAACACAGTTAGGAAGATGTCCAACCTGCACCCTGTCTCCCACAGCAAAACGGTATGTGGGTGTGCCAGAGTTCTTTGCTGCGTTGCAGGCTTTCTCGTAAGAGTAGCTATCCGTTCCGCGTTTCTGCGGAGTTTTCTCCGGAATGATTTCTTTTGTGCGCTTTTTAGCCATTGTGATACCTCACTTTCTGTCATAGATGGCAAACAGGGCGACGGGGAGCAGTTTATCCGGCGCATAATCCGTGAAGGCAAAGATTTCGGCTTCATCAAAGTCGATGTATCCGCCTTCACAGGATTCCTCGCAGGTCTCATCCATCGCGTCGTTGTCTTCCAGGCCGAGCTTTTTCAGTTCCTTAAAGTATTCCTCGCGCATAGCATCGTGGGCCTTTTGACGGGAATCAAATTCCTGTGGAAGAACCTGCATGTGCAGGTCGCCTGTCTTTGGGTCAATTGTAGATTTTGCAACAATAGTCATTTTTCAATACACTCCTTTTTGTTACGCAAAAAGGCGGGCTCCCAAGAAGGAAGTCCGCCCTCAAAGCGAAAATATGAACGGTTGTACGAAAGACAATGCCTTCACTGTGGATGTTATCTATCGTACAGTATTTATTGTACACGACTCGCACAGATATGCAAATGCCTTTGCTTAATCGTCGTAGAAAAAAGTATGCGTAAATTCGGGATGCCCGGCAAACACCTTTTCGACTACCTTGGGCAAATCATGGATATCATCCAGAACGAGCCGCCCTTGGCTGTCGCGATACGGTGCTACTGCTGCTGTTTCCTTTGCAAAATTGGAGTTGAACGCCTCTTCGCTGTCAAATTCCGGCATCAACGAAATTTCCGGGTTTCTGTCTCTCATCCGCACTTTCCATCTCCATATTTCCAATCGAAGTGCTTCTTGTTCTCCCACAGAACATTATCACCGCAAGAGATACGGGTAAGCATCGAAAGAGGAATAAAGCTGCCATCGGAAGTTCCGGATTGCATGAGGAAGTACATCAATGCCTTCTCAATGCCGACATCGGCGTATTCGATAGGCAAAGATTTGTTTCGTACATTAGCCTCCGAAAAGAGCTTGTCAGCCGAGTACGGAACAATAAAGGTCTTCCCGCCAGCTTCCAGTTCAATGTCGATGCTTTCCATGATATGGGGTTTGACAGCGGTAGCAAGTTCTTTGTACCAACGCCAGAAACTGTCAGCGGGCTTGAGTCTACTGAATTCTACTTGTTTTTTGTACAGATATTCGAGAGAAATAAGGATTTTAACAAAGGAATCGGTAAACGCATAGCCTTTTTCTTTCGTCCATGCTTCATCTAAAGAACGGGTATTTGTAGCCGCCCATGTTTCCGGGTTGGCAAGATAGTTTTTGTATCCTGCATCCGTGATGTCATATTTCTCCATAATACCCTGTGCAACGCAGTCAATAGGCTCATCGAAGACGAATTCACGGATTGCAAAATTTGCGGCAAGGTCGATTTGTTTGCTGTTCAGAACCTTGCCGGGATTCGGTTCAACAATAGTGCGCAGATAGTTACCCCAGATGGTAGCAACATGCTCCTTGTCAATTGGGTCAGCATCCATGTCGAAAGCAACTTTCAGCTTATCGCTATCGGAATAGAGCTTTTCTCCGTCAACGCAGTAGGCAACAAACTTATAGTCGGACCGTGCGTCAAAATCTGGCTCAGCATCGGTTTCTTCACCAAGAGAACGCATCATGTAGATGGCATAAACGCTGTGTGCGCCTGTTGCAATTAGAACTTTCAACAGACGGCAATAGCAATCAATGATGCTGCCGTTATAATCCGTAGTTTTGATGATGCCCTCTGCCGTTATAACTTCCGGCTGAGCCAGAAAGCGGTGAAAGACATCGATTTCTAAGCGGTTCATAGAATCACTCCTAAATTTTTATTATCTATTATCTATTGTCTGCAATTCGCAAGTTTCTGCAACAAAAAATAGCAAAATAGCTGCCTTCTTTTTGCGGAAAGCAGCTATATATGGTTATTCGGATTTGTTCATTGTGTTAGCAAGAATGTCGGGCATTTGAGATAGACCGGTCAGAATGAAAGGCTTTGGCTCATAGTGCCTGCTGTCGACATACTTGTCATACAGCTGTCTGCATTCTTCGTCAGAAAGCTGCAAATCGTCGTTGAGTTTTTGCTTTGCCATTGATTATTACATTTCCTCCAGAGCAAAATGTTACCCGTATAATACGGGTATACCGTTCATCCAAAAGTAGATGGTCCAACAATGACGCTTGCGGCTACTCAGAGGTGTTATATGGCTGCTGAAAAGGCTGCTCATATTGCCTGCACCTCCCCGTCATCATAATAGTTCTCAATGTAGATGTGACCGGCGGTGTCCTGAACGACAGACGGGAATCGTACTTTGTTGCCTTCACGAGTCAAGAGCATAGCAGCGTAATCGGCAATAGGACCGACAATGCTCATGTTGAACTCTTGCTCATTGTTCTCGGTCAAGACCCGGCACATCTTCGTTACAGCAGCATAGATGTCATCATTGCGCTGAAGCTGTGCGTCCGAAAGCTCCACTTCTTTGTCAAGAGGAGAACCGTCCGGAATAGGCATAGGGTCTTCCGTCCAGCGACCGTCGTAGGATTCACCCACATGGTAGCCTTCCTTATCGTATTCCTCGACTCGGACACGATGGTCGTCCTGCCAGACACGCTCGATGATGCCGTCTTCGGAAATAGAAAGCGTCACCTGTTCGCCGTGGTTGTTGATGCCCATATAGGATGTATGGGACTTGCCAAATTCCTCAATCAGTTTGCGGCGAGATTCGATGCCGTCAAAGTGGGCAGCAAGCTCGTTGAGTCGGTTCTCATCAGACTGCGCCTCTTCATCGGTCAAATCCATGAGGCAACCGATTTTGCCACAATGCGGGCAGGCTTCGGTGTTGCTTTTTTCGTTGTAAATGATTTCAGGCTCGTCAAAAACGGCCATGCAGTTATTGCATCTTACTTTCATAGAAATTTCTCCTCTTGTTATCGATTGTTCGTGAAGTCAACGTTGTTACCGTAGCGAAGCCAAAGCTCGTACTGCACAGGTGTCATGCCGAAGATGCTGCGAAGCGTGCGTTTTGCAAAGCTGCCATCAGAATGATACTGAATGACATCAACATCGATACCGCTATAAGGCTGGGCGCTGCGATTGATTTTGTTTTTCTTGGACATGGTGTTTACCTCCTAAATTGGGTCCCAACAGAAAAAGCGACAAACTCTCCGAAAAGAGTCTGCCGCCGTTGGGAACAGAAATATGAATTGTGTACGACTGTATAATTACAGCAAGTAGAATGGTATCTATCGTACAGTATCTATTGTATTCGTCTCGCACATTCCTGCAAGAGCAAAAAAGAAAAAGCCGCCTACCCGAAGGCAGACGGCAAAATGGTATTAGTCTCGATTTTTCAGCATGAATACAAGCCGAATCGAGAAAAAATTGAGATTAGCAAGGCAAGGACCTGCCTCACCCTTCTCGTTGACATAGTAGAAAGTGTTCGGGTAATCCTCACAAGTTGTTCCCAACCAATAGGACGCAGGCATGATGTCATTGAAGGTATTGCCTATTCTCCGCATGATTCTGCCGTTGGGAGATGCGCAGCAAATCCAACGTTCACTCGGCAATCCAGCTCTTGCAGGACCAAAAAGCTCATTGTATGTAGGAAGACGCAGCCAGTCGTTGTTGTCGAATGGCATCATCTCTTTACGAATTTCTTCGGGGAAGAGGTTGATAACGACGCGGTTTAGATATTCCCGCATATCACTTGCATTGTATCCACCAACATTTGTCTTCTCATGGTTCATGGGAAAATGAACTTCATCAGGGTCGCAGAAAGGGTGGTTCATACAGAACAACATAGCACCTTTTTTGCGGCAAACTGCAGTAGCAGAGATATATTTCTGATTTGCAAGCTCAAACGAAAGTTGGTCGTTGAGACTGAACGGAACGAAATCCGTATATTGATTGACGACAGAAATGCCTTTGCTGAGGCTGATTACTGAGCGGGAGATGGTGAGATTCACTTTGCCTTCACCTCGGCCTCGTACGCTTCCACAGCGGCGTAATACTCGCTCAGCTTGATTTCTGTGGCGTAGTCAGGAATCGTGCCCTTGTCAGAGTAGAATTCGGAACAATAGTAACCATAGACATTGCCGTTTCCATCATCCCAGAGACTCGTGCGCAGATGCCCAACGCCCGGAAAATCCATCCACCAAAAACGAGAGGCTTCGTATTTTTTGAGGTCAACTTTGGAAATAACCTCCTCGTGCCAGCACTGATTTTCGGTGGATTTTGCTTTGAACATGGAAAAGCCACTGCTGTTCTTGTTTTTAAGAAGCTGGCTGCGGAACTTTTCTTCTGTTTCAGGAGAAAGTTCGACTTCCAAACGCTTGCCAAGCATGATGCTATTGTTTCCTTCGCCGGGAAAATGAGCGTTAAGGAAAGCAGAAGCGAGTTCTGCAAACCGCTTTTTCTCAGCCTTCTGGATGAAATGGTTAGCATACAGCTCCGAGTCGGGGTTTACGGTAAATGCAATTTCCTTCATAGTTTTTACTCCTCAATACCCAAAATCCGACGTTCCTCAGGAGAAAGCTTTTTCAGGATTTTTTGCCGTTTTTCCTCTTCGCTCTCTTCTTCGGTAGAGATATTTACACTGCTAAATAAGCGCCCTTTATGAACATAGACGGGACGGTCTTTAAGCACCTCTTTGAAAGCTGCAACAATACCATCGTTGTCCATGTCCCAAGTGTTCGACCCGATATCGAAAGAAATTTCTACGGATTTGCGCTTGGGCGTCAAATCGAGAGCACGCGGGTCAATGGGACGAAAACACAAGGAATAATAGCACCGGTCTGCCAATGCCAGAGCAATCTCATCAATGTACCCCTCATAGATACCGAGTCTACTGACAGACCGCCCTTCGCAGTCGCCTTCCGTAGTAACTTCCCAGAATCCGTAGGCTTTCTTGTAAGATTCAGCAAGCTTTTTTGTCATCGTGAGTAACCTCCTTGTTATTGATTTTCTTGACAAACGGGAGCTTCGTTCCCTCAATGTCATCACAGAAATTCATGATAGTCTCGATGAAGCTCAAGAAGTTCGTCTTGTTCACAAGGCAAGGACTGCTTTTATAAAGCTGCCATACCTTGTCCTTGATGGCTTCCCAAGGCACACCGTTCTGGAAAACGATACCGTCGAAGGTGACGGTTCCGTTCTGCCCAAAGAGCTCCACGGTATCGCCAACCTTCAGAGCGGTGGCATTCTCGTCAAAGTAACCGGTGCGTTCACCGGTAATGGGATGTTTGATGGTCATGTGTTTATTCTCCCTTCCAAAGTTTGTCGGCACACAGCAAGTCGTTTGCCACTTTATCCATTACTTCTTCGACAGCACAGTTAGGAAGATGTCTAACCTTTTTAGCCATTGCTATTAACCCCCTTACGGATAAGGTTGCGCACTGCATCAGAGTACGCAAACTCATTGAATCTCTTTCGGACTGCAGAAAGGTTATTTTCAACAGGCTTTTCATCTTCAAAGAATGGGATAAACACGCCGAGCTCCGGACCTTCCGGGTCGGTATGAATTCCTAGAACGACCTCGCAATTCGGGTCAATCTTCTTGAACTCCGCAAGCAAGTCATTAGAGAAAGCCTTGAGATTCAAGGCAAACTGCTCGGTTGCGTCTTGTGCCTTCTGACTTTGTTCGTCAATTTTTAGTACATCTGCAACAAATTGGTACGGATAGAGAGCCAAGAGAAGGATGCCGCTCTTATTACAGATGCTGACGGCATACTCATCTGTCTCATTGCGTTCGCACTCCAGATTGGCATAGATGCTTTGGATGTGAAGAGGCAGTTCATCCTTTTCGTGTAGCACAATGCCAATATCACCGGGGAGATTTACTTCTCCGCAGGCATTGCACCAATAGAACATCACATCTTCACCATCTTTGTAGAGTTTCGACATGTCGATGACATTGCTTTCAGGGAAAAGATACTTCTTATCATTTCCCTCCTTCCCAAGCTCTTCGTCACGAAGCAAGTCGTTTGCCACTGCTACGGTATCACAGGTGTGGTAGCGTCCGCAGGTGTATTCGCACTGAGTCAATGTGGCGAAGCAACCGTTGATGCAGCCCATGAAGACATCCTTATTGCCGTTCTCGTTGGTGAAAATGCCGCCGGTCGCGGTGATGCTCTCAACATAGGGCAAGCACGGCTCGTCCGTGTCCTCACTCAAGTTCCAGACAATCTCCCAAAAGCTGATGAAGGTGTCATTGTACAAGAAAGAGGGGCGGTTACCGCTGTCCTTCCGAACCAGTTCTTCAAGGGCATCCCAAGGAACTTCATCTGCAATGAAGATGCCGAATGCGCCACAGGAAAAAACGATTTTTCCAATATGACCGCAGATACGGACATAGTCACCCACATGGAGTTCGTTGTCATTGGCATCGGTGAAACCTGTGTCGAAGCCTTTCTGTGCCATTTCATTTGCGTTAGTCATTTTAATACACTCCTTTTTAGAAATTGGTGTAAACAAAAAGCAGACTCATCCGAAGACGAATCTGCACATTGCTCACAGAACTATGAATTGTGCGAAAGAAACCTTCCGGGTTTAATGGTATCTATCGTACAACCATCATTTTATTCGGTTCGCAATAATTTGCAATAAAAATTTTAGGGGCAAGTACATTCTCCTTTTCTTACATTGTATATTTTATTTTATCTGATTCGCACAGACGCGCAAGGATGGCTTTTCACAAAAGAAAAAGTCGCCACCCACAAAAGGGCAGCGGCAAATATGGTATCAGTAATAGCATCCAATGTCGTCCCAGCAGTCGTCATAGCCGGGAATGAGCGAATTGCCGCGACCGAGCAGCGTGTGTGCGGTGTGGCAGAGCGGGAGGCATTCCCTCACGGCGTGCGGGTCACCCCAATCGTCATAGTGGTAAACGGTTCGAGTGACATCATACGCATTGATGCCAAGCTGCTTCTCGCCACCGAGCGCGTAGGCAATGGTCATCATTTCAACGATGCCACAGTCGGAAAGTTCTTCCTCAGAAGCAAGGCAGTGAACCCGCAGAAACTCCTTGAGGTCTTCGTAAAATGTCATCCCTTCGTCGGGATATTCGTAGCCGTAGAAACACTCATTCTGAATGGGATAATAGGCGTATTCCGCCATCTTGTCCTTTGCCTCGCATTCGCGGCGGTAAGTAGAGATGGAAAACGTCTTGGCGGGTGCCTTGTTTTTGCAGTTGCTGTAATGGCTGAGGGCATCGTAGTGGTAAGAACCACCGGAGAAGCCTTTACGCAGCCGAGACGGGGCATTCTTCTTGTCACATGTACCCGTAGCTTTGCAGAGCTCATAACGGTGCTTGGCTGCACGAAAGCTGTTTTTGCGCTTGTCACGGCGCTGCTTCTTCTGCCTCAGCTTTTTTGCGCGTTCGGCATCAACGCATTCGAGCCTTTTGCCGATGGTGTTGTTGAGTTTCCACATGGCATTGATATTGATAGTGTAATTGTCGTTCATGGTTTTCTCTCCTTCTTGGGTTGGATTTTTGTGTTTTTACTGAAATGCTTTCTGATATTCTACTTCGGAAATCACTGTGACATCTTTCGGGAAATGCAGCTCATCGCCTTCGTCACCGGAATAGGTCCCATAAAGGTCTCCGCTGGCTGCCACTTGCAAGTTGGCATCCGCATAAAAGGAGTTCGGGAAATCGAATCTCCAAAAAGCATTTGCACGCAGGTTGTCCTCATTGATATGAGCCATAACCTCGTTCTTCCAGAGCTTGTAGGTTTTAGAGTTTTTCTTGAAACGGTAAAACCGGTCGCCGTTGTTGCCTTTAAAGACATACTGGCTATCGCCAAGCGTTCCTTTACAAAGCTGGTGGCTGAGTTCTTTTGCTTTTTCGGATGATAGTGTCATGACAAGAGACGGATAAAGCGTTGTCCAGACTTCGTGCTTGCCATTGCCAAAATGGTTTTTCATGAATTCGGAAATGTGCTTTTTGAGCTTTTTCCGTTCTGTGTTTTCGATAAAGAAGTTCTTGTACATAGCTGATTCCGGTTTAACCTTAAAGTAAGTTACAGGCATAATGCCCTCCTCCCTAACAATAAAAAAGCAGACCTCCCGTGAAAGGAAGTCTGCTTGTCGGATACAGAATTGTGAATTGTAAGACGGAAACCGTTGTGAATGGTATCTATCGTACAGTTCTAATTGTAATCGCTTCGCACGAATGTGCAACCACTTTTAGCCTAACATCGTTACATCGCCGTCAATAAACCAGATATGCTTCTTCCAGTTGGCAGCGTTCACGCCTTCCATTAGGCGAAATGCTGCGGTCGGCGGAATGCGGCAAGGTTCAAACGACATTTCTGCGCACTGGGTAAGCCCGTACTCATGCAGAGCGTAACCCGGCAAGGAATTGTCAAGGTTGAACCAACGGCGACGCGGCACATAACCACGAATCTCGCGTTGCTCTTCCATGTATTTCTTGCTGTATGCGTGAATCGCACGGAGCAACTGGCACAGAGGACAGGTGTTCACCATGGCGGTATCTTCATACTGATACACCACGAAGCGGTACATATCGTATCGGCGCGTTGTCAGAACGATGCCAAGGTATTTCTTTGCCATTGCATTCTCCTTTAGTGCCGCTGATAGGCAGTACCACTATCAAGCTCATAGATAAGTTCGAAGGTCTCAGGTGGTACACTGAAAAGGCTGTCTCTTTTACCTTCAACGAGATAGTGGTAGGGATGGAGGCACAGTTCTTGCTGACCAAAGCAGTTACAGATGATGATATTATTGGAGAGAATATTATCGTTGACTTTCCAGCCGAGACGGGGGTTATCTTTCACAAGTGCTTTGATGTTTTCAAGGCTCTGTTTGTCTTCGGGGTCCCACTGGACCGCACAAATGCAATTTCTGGTTTGGTAGATAGCCATTACGATGGCTCCTTTCTTGGCTTAGATTTGTTCGAAAAACTTCAGCATTTCCAGATTGGCAGCCTCAGAATAGGGCTTGCCGGGGTATCTGGCAGCGAAGCTCTCTTTGGTGAAAGGCGTATGTGTGATATATGTCTTACATTTGATTCGTTTGTGTGCCAATAAGTTACTGAACCGTTTCGTATCTTTCTTTTGCGAATCGGAAATACCGGTCACAAGGAAGCACGGCGGGAGCATTTTGGCATATGTTTTGGGAGATACATAAGGTGCATAGCTCGTTTTTTTCCAATCTTTTTCCATGAGATACGGTGTAATAGCTGCTGTTTTTCCGTCAGTGAGCGTAAAGATTCCATTTTGCAGGCACATTGCCCGAAAGGAAAATTTTGCATTTTGAGGAATGTTGAACGGCAATTCGTCATCTAAATGACGCATGGAAACCGGATGCCAAATGAGAGCGTAGGTCAAGCACGCAAGTGCCGCACCTGCACCATCGCCCACAAGGTACATCTTGGATTTGTCGCCATCATAATTGTCGGCGAGACGGTCGATAGCCTCAAATGCCTTGAGAATATCTCCGATTTGCCCAAAAAGGTTCGTTTCGGGGATGGGAGTATATTCCGGAATAAAGGTCAGATACCCGTGCTCGGCGCACCATGCACCAAAGCACTTGTTTTGTTCGCTTCGTCCCGCAACAAATCCACCACCGTAAATGTCGATGATAATAGGAAACTTTTCCCCACTTTCTTTATGCTTTGGCACAAAAACTGAGATAGGAAGATGGTTGTTGTGATAGCCCGTAAGGATGTGGTGGGTGATTCGCTTATCATTCCCCACCCCTGCGGCCGCCGCATTGAGTGGCGGCAGTTTATTGATGAATTTCTGTATCTCACGCTCCTTTCGAAGCGCATAGTGGTTGATATTCACAAGTTATTCCTCCTCGTCTTCGTTTGGATAATCGTCTACCTCACTGTCAATAAGGTACTCATCCCAGTCCTTCTCGATGGTGGAGGCATAGGCTTTCTCATACTGTTCTGTGAGTCGCTGCAGAATCGCATTGTGCTGGTCCCACGTCAAAGCAACTTCCAGCTCGAAATCATCGTCATCAGTGGAGTTGTTGCAGTAGTACAGGTACATTTTGACTTTGGTATCGTAGGCATCCTTGTTCGGATACCAGCAAAGGTACAGGTTGACCCAATCCCCATTGTCGGTTTTGCAAACATCAAAGCCAAAAACCTTGTCGACATCGAAGTTGATGGGGATGTAAACTTCAACATGGTCATCCTCAAACATCAGCTCGTTGCCTTTATCGAGCGTGAATGTAAGAAGCTCAGCAAGGTCTTTGACAGTGACTTTGCCTTGATTCTTCAGATTTTTGATATACTCTTCGCGTGTCATAGAGTTTCCCCCTCTCAACGTTTGCAGCGGTAAAAGAAGACCAACATTTCGGTGTTTGCCATTTCGCCCCATGCCGTTTCCGGATGGAGTGCAGCATAGGCATGGTCGGCTCCCTTGTCGTTGCTGAACACATACCTGTGGGTACGGCTGTCCTTTTCAAGCAGTTCGTTAAACTGCATTGTCTGCTTCTTTAAGAAGTCATCCTTGCCAGAGCAGAGGAAGCACTGTGGCAACAGCTTGGAGTAGAATTCCGGCTGGATAACGGCGGCGTAGTCTTTTTTGCGCCAGTCTTTCTCCATGTAGCTGTCAGCCAACAGGCCAACTTTTCCTTTGTAGATATAGAACATCCCGCTTTGGAACGCCATAGCTCCCACGCGGAGTGTCTGTACTTTATGAGGAATATGTCTGTCAAGGCGGCTGATGACTGGCTGCATCTCTGCAGGATTGTGCATCGCAGCGACTGCCATAGATGCCAAGAAAGCACCAGCACTGTCAGCCACGACGAACAGGTTCCGCACATTGCCACCGAATTCCGAGGCACGGTCTTCGATGACAGTGAGAGCTTCCAGAACATCCGAAATCTGTCCAAAAATGTTCGTTTCGGGAACGAGACGATAGTCGGGAGCAAACACCAGATAGCCGTTCTGCGCCATTCGGATGCAAAAGTTGCGGTTCTGCTCTTTTCGCCCAGCAATCAGCCCGCCGCCATGAATGTCGACGAGAACCGGCAGCGGCTCATCAGAAGCTGCGGCAGGTGCAAAGACATCCATCGTCAGGCCGAGGCTCTTGCGTACGGAGATTGTTTTGATTGTCACATTGTCAGCGTCTTTCAGAACAGGCTGCTCACGGATGATTTGCTCAACGTGAACACGCTCTTTTTTAGACGCATACTGAATAAGATTCATGAGTTTACTCTCCTTCGGTAATGAAACAAAAAATGCAGTTGAAGTTCTTTTTACAGAAACAACAACTGCGGTGGATAAATGTGCGTGTCAGTGCATATCGAAGACGTACTCTGTACCGATGACGGTTTTCACAAGAATGTTGCCCCCGACGATGCCGATACGCTGAATCGGTGCGGTTGTTAACTTACATTGAGTTTCGGCATCACCAACAACAAACACCATTGGTTGTCCGTTGCTAATGTGAAGTTTTCCTTTGTGCCCCAGTACATACTGAAGTCGTTTGTCGTTGTTGCTGGTACTTTTTAATGTGCAGTCTCTTTGGATACGCATAATGCGGTTCCTTTTCGCGGCTTACATTGCAGCATCCGGTGAGCGGTCAAGAACATCGTTGAAGCGATTATCGAGGCAGCGGTCATTTTCGTCACGCTCCGGGTACACGAAATCGCCTTCGTCTTCTGCCGCATCGCCGAGATTGTCCATCATAGTGAGGATACCTTCCATCCAGTTGGCAGCGCGACCAAACATGCCGTTTTCCTGCTCTTTGTTTCGATGCAGGTAATCGGTGATGTTCTGAAGTGCCATCTTTTCCTGATAGAAAGTATCCCAGTCTACAGCGCCGAGAGTTTCGAGGTATGCGTTGTCAGTTGTTTTGTCCATGCTATTACACTCCTAAAAACATAAAATTTGTACTTTTCAGATGCAACAAAGTGTGTTTTAGAGTTCAATTTCAAACAAAAAGCAGACTTGCCTATTACTAGGGAAGTCTGCCAAAAGTTCAGAACTGTGAAAACTAAATAGTGTTTTGCTTGGTATCTGTAGTACACTTACCATAATATGCAGTTCGCACAGATACGCAAGGATTTATTTTAGGTTGTGCTGGATGTTGTTTCTGATTTGGAAGAAGCCGCATTGTCCTTCGTAACCTCAGAAGAGGAATCAGCTGCGGAATCCGCATTTTCATTGTCAGGTGTGGTTTCAGCTACCGAATCGTCATTATTGGATTGTGTTTTTGCATTCGCTGCTGATTCTGATGCAGGTTTCGTTTCAATTACAGAAACTTTTGAAGCAGGAACTTCTGCGTATAGACCAATCAAGCGGATAGGAGCATCGCCATAGCCAAGATAGCCCCAGAAGAAGTTATTGGTGCTTTCTTTGACATAGTCAGTGCCGGTAAGAATCGGGAATTCATAGATTTCATTGATGGTGGTGCCGAGAACATCCGGATTACTAAAATCGTCAGAGCAGGCAGCAGCAATTGTACATTTTTCGAAATTCCAGATAAGATAGAAGTGTTTGGCTCCGTTGTCTTTGTCATATTCTGCATCGCGGAATTCTTCAAATGACCCATACTGTACTCCATCTACATTGTCGGCCCAGTACAAACCAGATGGTGTGCCAAATGTAGAGTATAGGAAATTGATTTGGTCTTTTGGTGTTCCCTCTTCCGGATATCCCGCAAATTCGTCCGGCGTTGCGGAGGAGTAATACAAACCATTGTCAAAGGCTTCCCCAAATGTCAGATTATTTTCAATCGCTAAAGCACCATTGAGAATATCCATCGGGTAGTCGCCGTTATATCCAATCTGGTAGTAGAACGCCTGTCCTCCGCCTGAGCCTTTTGTATGCAGGCAGAAATCTGTAACGCTCGTATCAGAAGAAGCATCCGAAGAATTACTTGTAGGAGTAGCAGTATCGTCCAGAACAGATAGTGTCATGTTCATGCGAACATTGACAGGAGTGTCTTTGAGGTCTTCTACAGAAACATCGGAAAGTTGGATGCTTCCCCCACTTGCATTAGAGAACAAGCCGTCAATGTGCTGACCGTCCTCATATGTCAGCGGGCTTTCGCCAAGCGGTAAGCCATCCACCCATGTAATAATAGGTGCAGGAAGTGTTCCAACAGCAAAATCCGGAAGATTATCAAGCAACGACCAACGGTCAATAGGTACAGCAGTCGGTTTCGGCGTAGGAGCGGGTGTTTCTTTCGGCTGTGTCGCAGATGCTGCGGCAATGGCTGCTTTGCGAGCTTGAATTTCTTGAGATGCACAGCCTGTGAGAAGCACAGAGGTTGCCATCAATAAAGCTGCGAATGAAACAACTTTTCTATGTGTTTGCACTTTTGCGCTCTCCTCTCAGTTTTTCTTTGTTAAGCGTTTGCGTTCTGCCTTGCCAATAAGAGCAAGCCCAATAGCGCCAACTGCCATCAATGCGAAGCCACATCCAAAGATGCACCCTGCATAATGGAGCATATCTATCCATGTCATAGCTTTCACAACAGTAGCAATAGCGCAAGCAATAAGGCTGATGATACCGGCTATATAAAGAATAAGTCCTGTGCTGGAAATTTTTTCGAGTAATGTTTCGATGCGCTTCAAGGTGGCTCACATCCTTTCGATAAATTTAATTTTACTCAATTCGCAAGTTTCTGCAACAAAATATTTTGAGGCAAAAAGAAAAAGCCGTCTACCAAATGGCAGACGGCGTGAATGGGTTTATTGCGGTGTGTCGGGAGAGTCTTTTTTGCTTCGCTGTTCGATTTCATACCATTCGATGATGGAAGCAGGACCAAATGCCCAAAGAGTATCATCTGGTTCGGATAGCTTTTGCGCCACATCACTTTCAAGAAATTGTGCGCACATATCGGAATATTCGATGTTATACTTTTTAGACAAGTCTTCAATGGTCATGGCAAGAACATTGTCTACGCTAAGGCTCTGTTGATATTGTTTTAAAGTAGACATACTTCGTCACTCCCCAAAAACTTCAGATGAGATATGGCGCTTTCGCTGCAAAATACCCACTGGTCTTCAAACTTGTTTGGAATTAAAAAGTGCAAGCACAGACTGTCTGCTTCTTCAGAACCAATTTCGCCATATTGCCCATTGATATAGGTGAAAATTGTTGGACCTGTACGGTCATCAGCAATTTTGCCAATCATTATATCATATGGCATATACATGGGAATTAGTTCTTGAAATACATCGCGACGTCTATGTGCGACGACACAATGTAGCCATTCTCGATTTGCTTCTGCGAATTCATGTGTTTTTAGCTGTTTCAACAGTGTGACATCAAACTCAAATTTGTTGATATATCCGGTGGTTTTCTTCTCGTCAATGAATTTCTCCATCTTTGCTTTTCTTAAAGATGTTTTAACAAATCGTCGTGCTTGAATGTAAGAAGATGTGAGGTAAAAGCCTTTACCGAAATCTCGATTGTCACTGCACAATTCAAGATTCGGTTCATTTACTACACAATAACTCGTATGATAGAGAATTACTTTGTTTTCCATTTTGGCTTTTCCCCTTCTATCATTTGGAAGAGGTCCTCAAGGACACCCTCGTCGCCGTAGAGATGAAACGAATCATAGCATTCTTTAATTTTCAAGAACAAATTGTTTTTCTTAAAAATTGCAAGAATTTCTTTTGGTGTTGCATCCCACTTTTCACAGGCGAGGTGGTACAGGCGGACCTGCATATAGATAATTTCGTGGTCGGAATATCTTTGCTCTTTCATTGCACAAGCCCTCCTCTCGGCGCTTGTATTATACCACATTTCGTAAAAATAATCAATTACACAAAAAGCCGCTTGCTCCGAAAAGCAGGCGGCTAGTGACTTTATTGGTTAGGCTTTTTTGTCGGGGATATTCTTGTCAACCTCAACAGCAAAGCTGTAATGAGGCATCTTTGCCACATCTCCCTTCGCGGCAGCCCAGGCATCCTTAAAATCCTTATCGTTCATGGACTGAATAAGGGTATTCAGCTCATCGCAGGTGTGCTTGAGCATCGGACCGATTTTGGGGCAGTACATGGTAGCAGAAACAGGCTGGCAGCCCTGAGCAACCATGCCATCCCAGTGCGTGCGAAGCTCTGCGACAGCCTTCAGGTTTGCGGTAGCCGACATGAAGTCGTGGATGACACAATGGTCATTGTCCAGATACTCCAGAACATCGATACGCGTACGATTGGCATACACGGGGAACTGCAGCTCAACCTTGTTGCCGGTGCTGTTCTCAAGGTTTTCCGCAAACTTCTTTGCATAGACCTCAAGAGGGCAAGAAGAGTCTTCAACCAGAGATACCTCAGACTTGATAGCGTCGAAGATAGCACGCCACCCATTATCGCTCAAGTCGATGTTGGACTTGTTGGGCAACGTGTTCAAGAATCCGCGCGGCAGGTCAGAGATATCGATGGCAACAGTACCAACAAAATGGTTGAAGGACGGATGACGGGCACGGTCCCAGATGGTATCCAACTGAGCAGTTGCAATGACGCGGTTGCCGAGCTGGATGTCAACACCCTGCGTTGCCATGTTGCCCTGATAGTAGTGCTTCAGGCTGTAACCGCCCGTGACAGCGCCCTTCTGGGTGGCAACGATGTCCATCAAACCGACATCAACGGTCAACGGGATAGTGTGACCATCGTAATCGACATTGATGTAGCGGGTATCCTCCTTCGTCTTGTAACGCGGGAAGATTGGCTTCACAAAGACATCGCAAACCTTGCCGTTCGCCATCTGATAATCGGGAATCAGAATGCGGGCGGGTGCAATACCGGAATCATCGGGTGCCAAGTAATTGCGGTACTTGACGCCAAAGTGCTCTGCAAGAGAGCGACGAATGATATTGGTGTTGCGAACCAAGCTGGGAGAGCAAGTGCCAGAGGTGGTGAGCATAGTGCTCGCCGTGCTCTTGTCCATCTCAACATAGATGATGGTGGACGGGGCACCGAGGCTCTTGTAGGCATCACGCATCACGATGTTCTCCAGAGGAATTTCCTTCTGCTCGGTAATCTCCATCGTGGTGGAGAAAGGACCGTCGATGCGATGGTAGGTCTTCTCGCCCGGTTTACGCGTGGCGATAAACCACGGGTACTTGTTGCGAGTGGCGACCAGCAGGAAGTTGTTCAAACCAACGCCGTGGATGCACAGAGGACCCTCATCAGTGTGGCGGGAACCAAGCTGAACGCTTTCTTCGAGACGCTCGATGGTCATGCCTTTGCCCCAATCAGCAAAAATCAGGGCAAGCATACCCTTTACAGAACCCTCTTCAACAGCAACCAGCGAATTGATGGGACCTTTGCTGTTGGAGATTGTGTTGTCCACAATCTCACAGGCAGCACTGCTCATCGGTAGGTTCTGTTTGGAGAGGGCATTGAAATAGTTGTCGGTAATGCCGACATGAATTTTTGTGGTGGTATTTTTCTTCATAATAAAGCCCCGTTTCGTGGGGCAGACGCGCTACTCTTGAAATCATCTCCATAGCGTGCCCCATAAAACGGAGCGTATGTTGTTATTCTTCTTTTTTCTCTGTCTTGCACTTGGTTTTAACATATTCGGTGACTGTATCTTTTAGCACACCTTTGATGTCAACTGCAGACAGAAAACTTTCTGCTAATGATTTGATATGCGTATACCTTCCGGCAAAGTGCTTTAGCAGAAAAGCAACGGTCATGACCGCTGTGACAGCACATATGGTGAATATCGCATACTTGCTAAGTTTGACTTGTTCGGTCAAGAACGCGAGCAGAACCCCTTCTTTACTCAGCAACACCTAAAGAATATCGCGGATAGCTCCACCGATATCGGTTGCAATTTCTTTGGCTTTATCTTCATGGTTGCCGATAAAAGTGTCTACTCGCTAAACTATGGCTTCAAAAAATCTTCTAATCATAAGAAAGTCTCCCTTCGAATTTTTGTATTTTTGTTTGGTGATATATTCTAATGCACTATCGCGGCGGTACGCGGCTGAGATGTGTATCTAATAAGTGCCTTGTTGTGGGCACTAAGTTTCGCATTAACGCAGCGTGTACGTGCTGATTACAGCAGTTGGTATCTATTCAAATCACCGTATCGTGGTGTTTAACGTGCGAACCTTATGTCGCAATTTTACCTTTGTCCAAAAAGAAAAAGGACAGGCACTCTGAGAGTGTCCGCCCTTTTGGATGGAATGTGAATGGCAAGGATAAGTGGTATCTATTGTTCGTTCTCTATTGTATGCAGTTCGCAAGCGTCGTCAACAACTTTTTTGTAAAAAAAGAAAGCCACCCGCCAAAAGGCGAGCGGCTTAACAAACCCAACAGTCTATTCAAAGCTACTTCATACTGCAGCTAGAAGCAATCTTGGATAAGACCATCGAGTTTGGGTGCTTAAAGGGCAATCAAGCCCTAAAATATGTAATGGATACGCACAAAGCGCACCTCCCTCTTGAAGTAGTATCTATATATAAATTGCTCTTACGTGGCGGAACGCGGCGGGAACATCTATGTTTAATGCACTATCGTGGCGACACACGGCTGAGATATGTATTTAATAAGTACCTTGTTGTTGGTACTAAGTTTCGCATTAACGCAGCGTGTACGTCTGCCGAGACAGAAAATCTATTCAAAACACCGTGTCGTGGTGTTAACGTGCCAAAGCAAAACTGCGCTTGCTGTCCTCATATGCCCAGTAAAGATTCAGAAAATCCGTCTTTTTGGGGCATTGGAGCTTTTCGGCAATTTCGTTGACCAGTACATGTCCTTCATCATGCGCAGAAAGATGGAATACAGCTTTTGCGCTTCTTCCGTTGACGCCAAACTCGGCAAAGTGTTGTGCCATAACGCGCTCCTGCACACGGCAAAGGGCATCATCAATGGTAACAACATCTTTAGAGCGGGATGCAACATACCCACTGTTTACCCAGAGATATTCGTAGAAGTGTTCGAGGGTATTACCGCTCACATCATCTGTGGATACATTCAGGATGGGAATCTCGTTGTGGTCACCAACGTGGTCGAGGGTGACGCAAACATTGCGAGCACCATCAAGGTCAGTGGGTGATTCTTCAACGCGAAATTCGTCGAGGTTCACACGACAATGCTGGATATAAAGGTTCCTTTATAGTATTTTTTCGGAACGCATTTTAACGGATTGGATAAATAGGCAAATCAAGAAGATTACGAAGGTACACATAGTATTCCCATTCAAGCTCTTCGAGCTCCCACATCGCTTCCGTATTTCCTTCATAGATTTCATTCATGATATTCATAACTTCAGCCCTCCTTAAAGGCAATTCTAATGATTTGTTTACGGAACGCATTAACGCAGCGCGTACGTGCAAAACCTTGCAAGGGTGTGACGAATAAGCTATCCCTCCTTCGGTGATAGGTATGCTGAAACGGATTTATATAAACGCAGAAATATCTGCGAAAAGCCTCAAAAAGAAAAAGGGCAGACACTCATACAGAGTGTCCGCCCTAATCAAAGAGAGGAATGTGAAACCAAGGAAAGTAAAAAGTGGTATCTATCGTTCGCTTTCTATTGTATGCCGTTCGCAATCCTCGTCAACACTTTTTCGCAAAAAAAGCCGCCCACCCGAAGGCAGACGGCTTATCGTCATATAGTCTTAAACTTGCGGCAGCAATTCGTCATGGCGCGGATGCGCACCAAGTCGATTTCGATTGCCAGCGCATTGATGGCTTCATACAAGGCATAAACAGCCATTGCGGGAACCGCAACGAACAGTATGATGGTGGATTTGATAATTTTCATTTGTCTGGACACTTCCTTTTCATGTGTTTAGGCGGAAACGGGATTTGCAGAGCATGCTAGAACAGAATGGATAATAAGTTCTGCAATTTCTTTTGCAAAGTTTGGACCATAATGGTGAACGGCAGGAAATGCTATCTATGTAAAAAGACAACTGAGTTTTGCGTTCAATAGGATTGAGCTACTCTATTAAGGAGATTGCTTTACTCTGTCAGCAGAATCTGCAGACGAGCGTTGAACTCCTTCATGTCGGCGCTTTCCTCGGCTGCAGCGAGTACACGCGGATACATTTCGGGATTCATCGTCTTCAGAGAGTTGATGACGGAGAACAGGAAAGGATTCTTCAAAGCTTTTCTTTGTAAGGATTGAACTTAGTAGCTGATGGCGCTTGCGCAATGACCTTTCAGTGTGCCGTTGTTGAACTGGGTCATGCGGGCATGTTTCAGAACAAATCCGTCTTCAAACCGAACATCAACAGCATTTGTGCTGATGATACGAACGATGGTTGCTTTTGAGCCATCATTCATTGTTTTTGTCATGAACCCGTTATATTCGAACCCAAGGTTGTTGGAGATGGATTTGTGGTGAGCACAGCAGGGGCAAGTGTGGATGCCGTTGTTGATGCAACGGACAAGAGAATCCACATGAGTGATGTATTCCTCACCGCAATCGGGGCATACAACGACGACCTTCTTGCAGCTATTGGCGCTTACTTCACGCGGGGAGAAAGCGTTTTTGTCGCTCCACATTTTTGCCACAGCAGGAGAGGTGGTTGCCAAGTCATTGATTCCGGGAATAACTTTCATGCCACGGCATACAGGGCAAGTGAAGGTCCCGCTTTTGACGCTTTTGACCAAAGAGATGATACTGGTTGTGTACTCTGCATGACAGTCAGGGCACACAACAATCACCTTTTTGGGGCTGTCGCAGCAAACTTCGTCGGGGCGAATTGTGTTTTTGGGACTCCACATAGCAGCAACTTTAGGGTACTTGGTAGCCAAATCGTTGACTCCGAGAACGAGCTTTTTGCGGTGATGCGTTTCAGGTTTGGATGCATCAACATCCTTATGGGCTTTGACTTTTTTGAATCTGCAAGCAGGGCAGGCCGTTTCGCCGCGCTGTGCAAATTTAACGAGGTTTGCTTTTGTGGTTGTGTATTCGCAACCGCAATCAGGGCAAATGGCAATGACTTTTTCGTTCATGTTCGTGTTATTCATGATAGTTTAAGGGTGCTGCTCTTGATGTTATCTCCACAGCGGTGTGTCCGTTTTTGCAAAATAAAAAAGGACAGCCTCAAAAGAGGACTGTCCTTGCAAAAACGGAATGTTAAAAATGAAAAGTGAAATGGTATCTTTGGTACATCACCTATCATACGCAGTTCGCAAGTTCCGTCAACTACAACTTGCACGGAATGTTACACGCGTGCAAGTTTATTTTGAGATACACAAAATACACGATATTTCGTATAAAATATAAATATGCGCGGGATAAAACCAGTAGAAAAGCTGTTTGCAGCCTTTTCCTTTTTGCTCGTTGTACATAAGGAAGATGAATACCGTGAAGATGCTGAACCAATGCCAGTAAGATATGTCTGTAAGCATTTGGCTCCATGCGAAAGTTGGGTCAGTAACTGCTGACACCCAACCTCTGAAAAGGACTTGCATGATAAAAGAGGAAATTACGAATGCAACAGCTTGCACTTTTCGGTTTTCTTTGAAAGCGTATAAGACAATGCCTGTTATGATATACGGTAATCCTCCATCTACAAGATAAATCATGTTTGGTAGAAAGGTGTGGTTGAAAAATATAAACAGGTGAGAGGTTGAATTACGCATTGTGAATCCTCTTGCAATGAGTGCGTAGCAAAACGGTGCAAAGCTGAAGAAAAAACCTTTTATGTAATATCCGGCTTTCATCCAGTCTATTCCTTGCCAAACAATACACAAAATGACGAGGTTGAGAAGAATGCCGTTGATGGGATAGAATCCATCACTGCGTACGAAGACACCGTGATAAGACATCCGGTGGTATATGAATCCCATTGCCGCAGCAAGGACATATATGCGTAAGAAGTATTTCGTTCTGGAACGCGTATGTCTGAACCCCTCTATCATACAGAACAAAAATAAGTAGGCGGATAATCGTCCAATTATGAAAAATACTTCCGGGATAGCTCCGGTAAATTCAAAGAAGTAATGAATGTGGTCAATCAGCATGAACAGCAGAGCTAAAAACTTTAACTGTGTGCCGTCCAATGAGAATCGTTTTGTCATGGTGGCCCTCCTGTATTTTTCTCTAATTATCCTTGTTTCGCAATAAAAAGCAAAAAAGCCACTCACCCTGTGGGTGGGGGGGGTGAACAGCAAATAAGATGAAAACAGTTATTGATATTATATTTTTTGAGTATCTAAAACTTCTTTCAATGTCATACTGCTGATACCAGCAAATTCTACGGCAGAAGCAGCCCAGAAGAAATCGCTGGCGTGGCACTCGTCGTATATTTGGTCAAATTTATTGCATTCGGTTCGGATGATTAAAAATTCTTCTTGGGAGAATTGTTGAAAAGAAATTTTTGTGTGACTTTCTACATAATCTTTAATTCCGTCAATCATGATTACGAATCCGATGCTTAGGGATTCGGAAGACAAATCGTCTCCATAAGTGTCGAAAGAAAACCCATAATGAGATTCAAAAGTCGCACTTTTTGTACCTGTGTACTCATTTTCAAGAAAATCCTCAACAGACTGATTCAAAGAAATTTTCCCTTGTTCTACTAACGCACCAGAATAATCATATGGGCAGCCGACGTATCGCCACTCGAAATGCGGAGGAATTGGGTCTAATTGACCTGCTATATACTCCAAAAGCTGTTTCTGAATTTCATCCTTTCGAGCAAGAAAAAGAGAGTTTACATATTCCGCAATTTCAGGTTCGTTGTTTTTAATGTAATCAATGCACTTTTGCATATTCTCTGTGATTGGAACGTCGTGATGAATTATTTCAAACACCTTCTTTTTTGAAATCTATTATTTATTGTACGCAATTCGCACATTATATCAACAAAAAAACCGCCCACCCCGTGAAGGGTGGACGGTAAGTAGGTCAGGATTTAATATACAAGGAAGTCCCCTTGAACGGATTCAAGAAGCCGGGCTTATACTTGGTGCGGACATACTCTGCAATTTCAGCGTCCGGCATGGCGTTCAGAATATCAAGCCAGCATTCGGCATTGATTCCCATGAGACCACCCATGCCAAGTGCATTTTCACAGAGCTTAATGTCAGAGGCAAATGCGTCGTGGAAATCACAAGATTCCGCAGCCTTTACGATGCGGTCAAAGTCGTACATACCGAGACCTCCCCTCACAGGCACATTGCTTTAAGGTCATCCTCACTCAGAACGGGCACGCCCAGAGCGTTTGCCTTATCGAGCTTGGAACCGGCAGCTTCACCTGCAACGAGATAGCTCGTCTTCTTGGAGACACTTCCGGAGACTTTGCCGCCATGCGCTTCGATATAAGTCTTAGCTTCATCGCGGCTCATGGAAGGCAACGTACCGGTAATAACGAATGTCTTGCCAGCGAGCGGCGCAGACTCATCATTGGCACCTGCCGGAGCATGATAGTCAAGATTGACACCGGCATCATGCAAGGTATTGACTTCCTGCTTAAACTCCGCGTTGGAAAGCATCGCATCGAGCGCAGCATAGATGGCATCAGAGAAGCCGGGAATGTTGTACTCCTTGATGGTATCTACATTGAGCGTGGACAGCGTCAGGAGGTTCCCGTTCGTAGCCTTGCACTGAGTAAACAGCGCACGAGCAACATGACCGCCGATGAGACGGTAGCCAAGACCCTTGAGGACGCGGTCGGCATTCTGCTCCTTGGACTTTTCGATGGCAGCAAGAACCTTCTTGGCAATCTTCGCGCCATACATGTCGGTCAGTTCACCTTCCTCCTCATAGAGCCTATACAGGTCAACGGGGTTCTCAATGAACCGGCTGTCAACCAAGTCCTGAATCATCTGAGGACCAAGTCCCTTGATGTCCATGCAGGGTTTTGAGGCAAAGTGAATGACACGATTCACGGTCTTTGCAGGGCAGGTGTCGTTCGTGCAGTACAGGTCCACAGAACCGTTGACGGGCGCGATAGGCGCACCGCAAACGGGGCAGACCTGCTTTGCCATGTCATAAGGCACAGCGTCTGCAGGACGCTTTTCCAGCTCCACCATTGTGATTTTCGGGATGATGTCGCCGGATTTGTGCAGGACGATAGTATCGCCGATGCGGATGTCCAGCGCCTTGATGAAGTTGGCGTTGTTGAGCGTTGCACGCTCCACACGGGTTCCGGCAAGCTGCACGGGGTCAAAGACCGCGACAGGAGTGACACGACCAGTACGACCTGTCTGCAACTGAATGCTGCGCAGGATAGTCCCCTTTTCTTCGGCTGGATACTTGAAAGCAATAGCCCACTTAGGAGTTTTGGTCCGCTCACCCATCTTTTTGCGGATGTCGATTTCGTCTACCTTGATGACAGCGCCATCAATGGGATAATCGATATCATACCGATGCTCCCCGATATCGCGGATAGCGGCGAGGATACTGTTGGTGTCATTGCAATGCGCGTAGTAGGTGGTCTTGAAATCGCAAACGTCGCGCAGATAGCAAAGCTGGTCGCAGTGAGAGTCAGCAAACTCAGAGGAATCCTCTCCGTCATTGACACTCTGCACATTGAAAATGAACACTTTCAGGTTCCGCTCCTTTGCGACAGCCGGGTCAGACTGACGCAGCGTACCGGCAGCGCAGTTGCGGGGATTGGCGAAGAGCTTCTTTCCTGCTTCTGCCTGTTTTGCATTGACCGTCTCAAAATCCTTTTCGGACATGTAGCACTCACCGCGCAGCTCAATCTTGTTGATGCCTTCCGGGAGCTCAATGCTGTAAGGCAGGCAACTGAGTGCGACGACATTCGCTGTCACGTCTTCTCCAACATGACCGTCGCCGCGAGTGGACGCCTGTACGAGCCGCAGTTTTCCGTCAGAACCGGCAGGCTTAGCGTACACCAGAGACAGGCTCAGGCCGTCAATTTTGCGCTCAATAGAGAAGGTTGCATCAGGATATTCCTTCTCCACAGAAGCCGTGAAATCGCGCACTTCATCGTTTGAGAAGACATCCAGAAGTGAAAGCATCGGAACACGGTGTTCAACCGGAATGCCGATGACGCGCTTGCCGCCGACTACCTGCGTGGGGCTGTCGGAGGTGACGAGTTCCGGATGCGCGGCTTCGATGTCACGAATCTCGTGCATCACGGTATCGTACTCTTCGTCCGTAACTGCCGGGGCATCCTGCTCATAGTAGGCGGCGCTCCAAGCCTTTGCCTTGGCGCAGAGACTCGCGTAATGCGTCTTCTCATCATTAGCAGCCTTCTCACTGTCAGCCAAGTGGTAGATGCGGTCACGAATCTTGTCGCGGTTCTCACCCTGCGGCTTTTCATCGTTCATCCCCTTCTCATCGAGCAGAGAATCAAAAGCGTTGAGGCACTTGTCAATGTAGGCGCTGTGGTTGAGCGGGTCGTTCTGCAAGAAGCCGTTGATGGTATCCTCCAGAGTGTAGTATTCGGTGCCATAGATGGCGGCCGCATTATCGTTCTCAGCGCGGTCTTCTTCATCATCGGGGTCAGCACAAGGGATGACCTTGTCGATAGTAGAGAGGTAATCCTCGAAGACATCGATAATAGAGGCAGCAAGTTCCATCGTTTTCATAAAGCAAATTCCTTTCTTTCTTTGAATGTTATTTTAACTTGTTTTTGTGATTTTTACAAGGTAAGTGTTAGCGACATAATTTCAGTCTGAGTAATATCTCGCATACCATCAACATAAGCGTCCATGACGAAGGTCAGACTGATAGGTATGCCGCGCATCCACTGGGTATTGGCGCGGAGTTCGTCTGCAAGGTCACGAAGCACACGACTCTTGAATTTCTCAATAGCGTACTTTTCAGGCGTCATGCTCTTAGACACTTCGTAACGATAGCCACGGTCTTTTGCACTGTAAGGCAGGTCATTGTTTGTGGCATCAGCTTTAACAGTTACCGTGTAATCGCTCTGCGGGACATCTTTGAACGGTGTGAGAGAATCATTGAGAATCTGTATGCGAGCGTCGAACTCTTTGATGATGCGAGCTTTCTCTTTCTCATAAATCTCGTCTGCCTGTCGAACCTGTTCCCGATAGCACTTAACACATTCTTCCCTAGTGTCAAAGATATTAACAGAAACGCCGGGGCTGCAACGGTAGCCGGTATTGTCGATGGGTGCGATAACGGTAGAAAGAACCTTCTTTCCTTTCACCGGCTGAAAATAGACTGGCGAATAGTAGATGTTCTTTTTGCAGTTGTTTGCGTCTGCAATAACGACTTCCATAGGCTTCACATCTCGAATCGGCTTCAGGACTGCTTTATCATTGACACGATAATCGCAAATCCATACATGTTTGCCGAGGACATTGTCGAGGTTTTCGGCGTAATCAAAGGCACCGAGGCTATTTGTCTGACGTGGTTCGCCTTTTGGTGTTAATGGATTGATAAACAGCTTGACGCCGTTACGAATAAGGTATTCGTCTAGTCTCATAGGAGTCTCCTATTATTTACTTATGTCAATTTTTTCGTATTCTACACCGAGAATCTGAGCTGCTGTATCAAGCTGAGCGAGCATTGCACCGTTGAAATTGGTTTACGGTGCAAGTTCCATACGAAAGTGCCCGGACGGATGTTGAGATTCATTCCAGCCAACCACCCTTCAGTACAGTGGTGAGAAGGTCTTCGTAGTCTTCAATGGCTGCGTAAATCTCATAGAACCCACCAGCGTGGCCGCGTTCATAGGCTTTATTCCAGAGAAGTGTAGCAACCACTTTGTCGACAGGTTTACTGGCCTCTTCTTCCAGCTCCTTTTGGATTTGCAGGATGATGTCGTTTTGGACAACGCCTACTGCATTGTTTCTCTTGCGCAGCAAAGTATTGCGTTTCACAATCCACTCTTTTCTACGGCGCTCAACCTCTTCCCTGTTCCAGCGAACCGACTTTTCTTCGTCGATAACATCTGTGGTCTTTGGCAGAGTGCTGTAGTCAGGGCGTCGAGGAAGGTCTTCCGCTTCGCTGAGCCGTGAGGCAAGGTTTTTCCAAATGTCGTTCATTTTCTGTCTCCTTTTCTGATTTTTGTTATGGAACGCAAAAAGGCGGGCTCCCCAAAATAGGAAGTCCGCCTTCAAGCGAAATTATGAAAAGTACGAAAGACAAAATGCCTTTGTAGGTTATTGTTATCTATCGTACATCTACAATTTTAGTCACTTCGCACAGATTCGCAAGAGGTTCACAACACAGCGTCCAAAACCGCTTCGGCAAAGATTGCGTAATGGTCCAGATAAGAAGTGAGTTCGCTGCGTCCTATATCCCTGTCACGCACTTGTTGTACAACGAGTTTGGCTACATCTGTGGGAAGATTATATTCTGCTGTGACAATGTCCGTGACATCATCGTAGAACTTTTCCCACAGTTTGTGGACTTTGTTTTCGCGGCGAGTGTACTGGCTGCGGATGATTCGATTTTTATTCGCAATCATCTTGTCGACATTCGGGTCATCTCCATACAAAGGAAGAATCGGGTTTTTCTTTTTGTAGGCGTTGAGCTCCTGCATAAGATTGTCTGCCTCTTTATTGTAGGATGCTTCCAAATCTTTGATTTTGCTTTCAACTTCGTATAAGTCCATAAGTTTTTCTCACTCCTTTATGAATTCGGTTGGCAAAGCTTTGGCTTTGTTGGTACTTTTGTTTTGCATTTCGGCGTACCATTTGCGGATGAGCTCATCCGGCAAGACCGCCGCTGCCTTGTCAAGTACATAGCGCAGAAGGTCAAGGTCAGTGACAGCATCAGGCGTATAGCCGAGGACACGGTTCATCTTTTGATAGTCTCTCGTCTTGATGATGTGTTCTCTGACCTCATCCCATAAGGATGCTTTAAGAGGTTTGCTGTAGATTCCCTGAATGCAATATACCGTGTGCCCATCAGCATCCTGCTTTTCGCCGGTAACTGCCTTTACGCCTTTGCAATATGTATGGAGAAGACGCATGGCATATTCTTTTGCTTCAAGGCAATTTGCGAATAGGGTTTGGCTGTTTTCATCGAAAGAGAAGTATTTGCTGTTGCCATCATCAGCAAGCTGCATAGAAAGGCTTCTGAAAGTGAAATAGTTGTCCTTCTTTTCGAGCTGCTCTTTGGTTGCTGCAGTAGGAATTTGGATGGCATCGTCTTGCATCCACATGGGGGTTACATTGCTGTCGTTCAAGATAATGATATGACGGCTGTCATCGTTTTCATCTCGAATGGTGGTATTTACTTGTGCAATCCATTCTTCGGGTTCGGACCAAGTGTCACCGGCATATACCATCGTTGTAATGTCTGGATGTTCTTTATTGGGAAGCTCGGCATCTACCAAGTTGAAAACCCGGTCAAAGAGCCAGCCGGAAACATTGATGGCAGAGCATTGAGTCTCGAATAAAGGAACTTGTGCGTATACCGATGCGTATACCGTTTTTTCGTTCTTTTCATCAACAGCGAGCGCAAAGTGGTTGAAGTCATCGATGGATAAGCCTAGTTTTTCCGCGACTGTTTTGAGGTCGAATTCGCGAAAACACTTATTGCCTCTGAATACGATTTTTGCTTGCATTTTTTTATTACACTCCTTCTTGGTTTATATGCAAAAAGGCGAACTTCCCGGTTGGGAAGCCCGCCTCAAAGCAGAAATGTGAATGATAGCGCTACATAGGTGTATGGTATCTATCGTTCACATACTATGGTATTCAGTTCGCAACATTCGTCAACTTTTTCCGACGGCAATCATCGCCGCAATCATGTCTCCGGAAACGAGAAATAGAACGAAAAGTGCCGCTGCACCGACTGCTGTTATTGTGAATGCAAGTCGAAAGAATTTCTGCTGGTCATCGTAATAGTAGATTGACGCTTTCTGATAGGCAAACGCCATTGCAACAATGACCACCAGAAACAGTACCACCACAACGACTAACATGGCTTTACTGGCCGTTCTGCACAGGAGGCTTAGGCTGGCTCATGCCGTTGCTATTCTGCGGCTGAACCGGAGCCTGCTGCGGGTATGTAGGCTGTTGCGGAGCTTGCTGGTAACTCTGCTGAGGGCACACCGGCTGCTGAGGCTGCTGATACTGAGACTGCGTATTGGGGTTTTGGTAGCTGACATTCTGGTTCGGCTGATAATCCTGCGGCGGCTGGGTGTAGACAGTCTGGGTGTTAGCTGCCGTAGCCTTGCGCTCATCGTACTTGTTCTTCAACTGGTCATAGGAATAACCATCTTGCGGTACGCCGAGATACTGATACCGACCAAAGCCCAGAATCATGTTGAAGATAGGATTGACCAGTACAAGACCGATGGTAAAGCCAACGCCTTGACCAAAAGAAACGGCCTTCTTGTACTGCGTGACAATTGTGATGACAAGGTTGGCGAGGATGAGTAGTTGACCGAGAAGCGGTACAAACGCCAGTGCTGCCAACACAATTGGGACAAGGAACAGCCAGCCGTTACCCCAGTAAATCTTAAACTCGATGTACTGTTTGTAGAACGGTACGATGGCCGCCCAGCCGGGTTGCCCGGCTTTTGTGAAGATTTTCCAATTGGCGATGATGGAGATGACGAAATACGCCACAACCAGCAGCCAAAAGGTGCCGAGAATGCCGAAAATGGCATTCAGAGCCGCAGTTTCTGAATACGACATGTGAATTCCTCCTTTGCATGTCTATGGGAAAATATATCTAAAGCCGGTCGGCTTTAGTCCTCTTGAGTGGCAGCAGCTTTGCGTTCTTCCAATTTTGCCTTTGCAATGGCTGCCAAGCGTTTGCCGCTCTCAACCATAATAGCGCGGCGCTCTTCCGACATTTTGACTGGAGCACGGAGCTTTACCCACTTCTTGGGCAATTCTGCTTCTACGCAATCCTCCATGTCGACGGTCAGCTTAACATCATCGGGATATTCGGCTGCCAAGTTGCGCAATTCCTGCATGCGCGACCGATTACGAGTATAGTAGGATGCTTTTTTCTCGGCATCACAAAAATTGATGACCGTCTCGCGCTCATATGCCGCATCAGAGCTGATAGGCGTTTCATTGATAGGTTTCATGTCTGCCTCCTCAATCGATAAGAACCGCTTTTTTCGGAGCACTGTCCGGAACCAAGTTACAGGCATATGCCCAGCGCGGCAGCATAACACGACCACGCACGGTTACAACAGTAAGTTCCCTTGCGGAAGGCTGTTCGAATTCGGACGGCTCTAAGGCGCTGCGTGTGAGCAGGATAGCGTCGTCATCTATATCCTCAAGCATTCGTTTCAGTTCTTTGACTGTCATTAGTGGCTCCTCCCTTCAAAACAGTATCCAGCGCTTGCAAAAACAATGCTGATTCCGTATTGTAGATACCGCGTCCATTGATTGCAGTGATTTCATAGCGTTCGACAAGGAACAAGCTCTCCTCGCCAATGAATCCCTGCGGCCAAGGAACGGCATAGTACGCAAACGGGCTGTTGTTAGTTGCATATCCGATAATCATATATTTCTGCTCCGGCTGTTCCCGAACAGAAAGAACAGTACCAAGCGGCAAAGCATCTTTCAAAGACGGTTCCGAAGCGGCTTGTTGTGTACGAAGAATTTTCAAATGGGTACACCTCCCCTATCTAAAAGTGTACGCAACTCGCACAAATGTGCAACAAAAAAAGCGGTCGCCCTCGAAAGGGTGACCGCATAGTCAGGTATTATTCTTGAGCTGCGGCAACTTTGAAGTCAAAGAGCTGCTTGTTGGTAGCGCAGGAAAGTGTGCTGATTTCCGAGCGGTTTTCGAAGATATCCGTTTCGGGAACCATTTTGCCATAGTGCCTGTCAACGAACACCACATGAGGAGTCGTATCGTTTTCTTTGCGAGGCGCAAGGCTGGCACCGGCATACCATTCCGTTTCGTCCTCACCCTGCTCATCATAGAGACAGATGAAAGGAGCGGGAACATCGGGAGTTGGGAGCGTCAGCGAAGCAACCTGCATTTCATTGCCGTTGTCTTCCGTGCAGAGGTCAATGGACTTGTAATCCCACCCCGGGTAAGACTGGGCCTTGACAGCAGTTTTGTCGTTACCAACCTCGATACCAAGAGCAACGATGTCGAATGAAATGCCGAATTTTTCCTTCAACTCTTCGGGCGTGATAATCATATTACGGCCATATTTGCCTTTAACAAAAATGTTCATGGTTTACTTCTCCTTCTTTTTGGTAGTATACAGTCGAAGTGTTCGACTTTGAAGACTACAAACATGGTGGTCTCTCGTTCGTTAGTAGATGTAATCGCCGTTTTGCAGCGATTTTTGGATGTCGCGGATTTCTTCTGTGCTCAGCTTCACATTCCCGATAGGTGTGCAGTCATTGCCGAGATAGTCGGAATCCGTTACGATGCAAGCGTAGCCGAGCTCGTTGAGCCTATAGAGAAATGCGTTCTTGAGAGACGCATCCAGAGCGGTCTCAATGAGAGAAACGCCGGGAAGGTCTGTATAAGGGTCTTTGACTATCTTCCACTCGAAAGTATCTGTGTCACAGTAGCCAGCTACATAGACATGCGGCGGAGCTTCCTGCTTCAGGTTATAGTCTTTCAAATGGTTGAGGTCTGTGGCTCGTTTCATGCTGAATGCCTCCGACAAGGCGTAATTGACTTTGCCGTTGACCATAATACAGACGATGCGCCCACCATCTTCATCAAGTCCTTCAAGCCCTACAATAAGAGAATCAGAGAGTTTGAAAGTGATGACTTTAGTATCCAGCAGCTTGCGGACAAAGATAATGGCAGTGATGATGTACTCGTCTTGACGAACATACTCTTTGAACATCACTCGACATCCTTCCTCTCGGCAAGCGCACTGCGAACCTCATCGATAGCGTTGGCAATCGTTTCGTTTTCCATCTGGGTCATCCGTTCAAACAGGTTAGACCAGTCGATGGCATTGTAGACTTTGTGGATGAAAGCGTCGTAAGTTCCGGCAGTTTTCATAGCTTCAATTTCTTCATTGTAGCAGCCGGAATCTTCCAGCACGAACTGAATGTCATCGATGGGGTTAACTTTGATTGTTGCTTCGTTCTCGTTCATAAGGGATACTTCCTTTCTATTTATACGCAAAAAGGCGAACTACCCAAATTGGGAAGTCCGCCTAAAGCGTAATGTTAAGTGTGCGAAGGGCAGGATGCCTTTTCGATAACTGTTATCTATCGTACATTTCCCATTTTATGCGATTCGCACATTCGTGCAACAAAAAAATGCCGCCACCCTAAAGGATGACGGCAGATAAGATTAGATTTCGGCGCAGAATGCTGCAAGACGCTGCCAAAGCAAGTAGTTGTCGTAGCTCATGCGAACCTTGTCAGGTACGCCGGATACCAGATACCACTTGTGGGCGGTAGATTTGATGTGAGAAATACGCTGCTGTTCGCTGCGGGTAAACGTCTGGCTATACAGTCTGCGACGGCGACCACTATTCCAGCGAGAGCCTTCCATCGTCTCACAAATCAGTGCGTAGCACAAATTGTTCTGCACTTCATCGTGCGTCATTTCGACCATGACATCCATCAGCGAGCACCTCTCTTTTCCCGTGCGGTATGGAGCATGTCAATGGCACGCTCCAGAGAGGCATCGTCGTCAGCCAGATAGCGGACCTGCTGGATAGAACCGAGCTTCGGGTATTCCGACAGGACGTAGGTGCCGACAGGCTGCGTCACCGTACCCTTGGCATAGTCGATAGCCATGTTGTTGGCAGGGACAGCCAGACGGCGGATGCGGTCACATTCCTTTGCATAATTCAGCGGGCAGGCAGTTCCGATGGGAGTTTTGCCATCAATACCCGTGACAGTCACGAGGTATGCCTTGATGGTTTTTGACTCGGAAGTCTCCTGCTCGTTGTAGTATTTGTAAGCCATGTACGCCGGGGTGTTTCTCTTGATTACCTCGGATTCACGACCCATGTAGGTGCCGCATTCGCGGGCAAACCAGAGAAATGTCTGAGGCTTGCCGGTCTTTGCAGCTTCCTTTGCTGCCTGTTTGATACGCGCTTCATCGATTTTGTAATCTCGTGCGTAGTGCTTGACGGTATCCTTTACGACTGCCTTGAGGCAATCGCAAATCGCGACATTGTTATTTTCGTTTTTCATGGGGACTCCTCCCTATTAGTCCGCCATGACCTTAGAAACATTCATGTCATAGCGGTGGTATTTGTTGATGTAATCGAAAATGGTGTTGACTTGCGCTTTGGTTGCGGTGCGAGTCTCATCCATATCGAGGAATGTATTGCCCATCGAAGGATTTCGAATTGCAATCCAGCCGCGCTTATACAGGTAGTCGAGGCCCTTACCGCTCCAGTCATACGCCATATCGAGAACTTCATGGTCAGAAAGACCGAACGCTTCACGATTGCGCATAATGATACGACCGGCAAGAGCTGCGTGCTCACCAAACTCACAAGCATACCAAGTGCCATCAGGAGCAATTAGCCCGTATTCGGTCAGGCTATGCTTGATGGGCATATCATTGATATAACGGCTGTACAGATGCTGACGGCGCTCAACAGAAGACCCCTTCATATTCTCATCAATCCAGTTCGAGAGTTTTGCCCAAAAACCGGTCTTATAGAAATCAGGAGCAGACTCTTGTTCGGATAGCGGCTCGCCGTTGAATTCTGCCACAAGGTCAGGACGGTTGAGCAGCCACGCACCATTGTTAAAGGCATCGGGGTAACCCGCATCGCCAATAACATAGTCCTTGATGCTGTCATAGCTATAATCGATATAATGACGCTCTACATCCTTACAAAGCGTATCATAATCGAATGACATAGCGAAACGGTCGATGTACTTGAGTGGATGCACAATCATATCCTCACGAATCTGACTGACCAGCATCTTGCGCTGAAGTTCTTCGACCTTTTGACCCAAAGGGCACACCTTTGTGTTGTCATCGACAAGCTCGAACTCATTGATACCAACGAGCTTCTTACGCCCTTCAATGATGTCTTGACAGACACGGCGCTTTTCTTCTTTGTCGCCGCCTTCCATGCAGGAGAATAACAATTCTTCACACTTTTTATACGGCTTGTTCATGTTCCAGAACCAGTCGCGGGCAACATTGGTGAGAAACTCACCGTCTATGGAAAAATTAAGCCGTTCACTCATTTAGATTTCTCCTTGTTTATGCTTTTTCACCAAAAACGGTAGAAAGACCGTCCAAAATGAATCTGCACTGTTCTGTCATGGTTTTGCCGGTTTCGTCTGTGCCATTCAGGTCAGGATTCGAGGAGTAGAACATTAGCCTTTCTTCCAGCTCACGAACGACGGCGCTGCGATATTCGTTATCGAACAGATGTTCGGCAATATCCTTCGTGCTTTCCACGCCTTCGTTATCGTGCCACTCATAGGGGTCGTCCATCAGACGAAAGCGGTCCAATGTATCTGCAATAGCAGAAATACTGATATCTTTCATTATGGTTACCTCGCTTTTTTGATTTTTAGCCGTTGTCTCGATAGAATCGGTCACACTCTTCCTCAGTCAGAACTACGCCAAAATATGCGACGCGCTTGACGGTGGTTTCCCACACGCGTAGGGTGCGTGGCATAGGCTGAACGACCCACGAATGAGAGCGCCAAAGCCCATCTTCGGAGAGAGCATAGCCCGTTGCAATGAAGCAGCGACCTCTGTTGGCATCCCAAAGATTAGCGGAATTGCAATGGCACTGACACGGTTCCCCTTTTCGCATGTAGCTGCTGCCATAGAAGAACTGACCACGGTCGAGAATTTTCTGTGCGTCCTCGTCATAAGTGGTCATGCAGACTTCATCTCCGCCGAAGGTAAGAATATGGTCATGCAGTTTCTTCATTGTCTCTAAGACTTCTTTGGAGAAGCCAGATGTGCCGTGATAGACTTGATTCTCGCCGAGCCAAGCCTTCCAGTCTTCGCTCATGGGATTCCATTTGACAGGTGCAGGCATCTGGTTTGCGGTGAAAATGGGGTGCTTAGAACTGTTCCAGCCTTTCATGCGGCATCCTCCTCTTCTTTCAAGAGTTTATCGATTTTGCTTTTCATGGTTTTGCGCTGCTTGCCTTGCGGCTTATAGCGGCTCATTCCTTTTGAGTCCAAAAGGGTATCGAAGGCAGCCATAAAGCGTTTCGGATAAACCTGCGTCAGAAGCGGATATAATGTGAACCACATCTCGATTCCGTCAACGAGATTCCAGTATTCCGTCCCGTAAAGAGCAGCATCGCTGTTTTCCTCTTCACGTTCCTTCTGTTCACTGAAATCATCACACGGAATCATAACGCCAAGACCGGAGAGGTAGCTGTCAAAGACCTCAACGACCTCCCAAGACATCTTGTGGAGCGTTTCCGCGTCCATGTCTTTGAAGTTCTTATACACGACGCTTGACCTCCTTGTGCTTAGAAGGCTTGACCATCTTGAGCAGAATGCCACAGCATTTGTTCAGTGCGTAAATACTCAGGAAGAGCGTCACAACATTGGTGACATTGAAATCCTGCGCCAAAGCACTGATGCTCATAAGGATAGTCAGAACGAAAAATGTGGTGAGGAGCTTAACAATGGTATTGATTATCTTATTCATGGTATTTTCCCTTCTGCTCCTTAGTGGAGCATATCAATGATTTTTTGTACGAGAGCATCGTCCGTTACAAACTGGTTGCGTCCCATGACGCCAAGACCAATGGAGGAGCAATCCTTCATGTCGGCAGCATAGCGAACCAAGTTCTTGTCGGACAGAGGCTGATAAATGGCTTTTTCGGTATTGACATAGACGCACTTTCCATTCAAGAGGTTTGCGATATGACCAGAACACCCCACTTTCTTGCCATTGATGGCAATGTTGTGAAGGTCGTGAGTCAGCATCATGTCATCACTGTCTGCTTCAATAGCGGCGAGCTGATTGAGCAGTTTGCGGGACAAATAGGCACTCTTTGCCATTGTGTGATACATCCTTTCTTTGTTAGAAGTATTTGTACGCTGCGTTCAGTCGCTCTCGATAGAGGTCGAGTGTCGTCAGGTTGGCGCAGTACACTTTAGAAGCAGAAATCGGTACATTGACTTCTGCTTCCATGTGGGAAAAGAACATTGTCAAACTATCTTCTACACTGCTGCTGCAAACAAGCGTTTCATATACCGGATACGAATATCTGGCATTCATGCTGTATTTGCTCTGAAGCTCATACACCAGAAACGTAACTTGTCCTTCTGCAGAAGTGGCATCAAGTCCTGCTGCATAGCACCAGTTGAAGAGGTCGGATTTGCGGCTGTAGGTCCACTGCAGGAGCCCATATCCGCCGTCATTTGGATTTTCTGCCGTAGTGCGAAGACCGCTCTCCATTGACATGCAACCCATTACCGCAGCAGTACCGGCTTTAGAGAGACCTGCATTGCGTAATGCGGTATAGATGGAAAGCTCATTTTCGGAGAGATTCTGCGGTACGGCATCTTCTGATTCTTCTGTGACAACCGATTCGTTCTCAACAGCCGTTTCCGCTGTCTCAACTTGTGCATCAGGCTCTTCTGCTTCGGCAGCAGGAAGAAACGGTGCATTGTGAGACGGAGCGTTCGGCTCACGGAGCTCGGTTTCCAAAGGCGTGATGTACTCGATTTCTTCCACAGACTCGGTCGGCTCAATCGGTGCTGCGTAAGTAGGAACCGAGAAAAACCAGACGATACAGCCTATGATGGTGAGAACACTGAGGACAAACGCGGTGTAGGCGATGAAAATCTTCTTCTTGTTTTCCATTGGTGTGATACTCCTGTCTTGACAAAAATTCCCGTCCGACAATGCCGGACGGGTTGTGACGGCTGATTTTGTTCGAAAAGGCTTTACGCTTCGCGTACCACGATGCCGGTATAGCCACTGTTGGCAAGATACCGATGCGCCGCCTCATAGGCGTCGCCGAGCGTCGGGGCATCCACATACCCGATGAAATCGGAGCAGATGGTCATGCCGGAAAAACCTGGGTTACCGGCATAAATCGCAAAACGAGTGTTTTTCGGAGCAAAAAGCTTGGAAATAGACATAGCAGACCTCCTTATCAGTCGCTGTTGAAATGGGTGGATGGCGGATTTCTGCAAACAAAAAAGGCAGGCCCACCATAACGGTGAGTCTGCCTTTAATAAATGCAGAATTGTGAAAAGCTGTACGTCCGAAATGCTTCGGAAAAGTAGAATGTTATCTATCGTACAACTCCCATTCTACGCAACTCGCAAGAAAGTGCAATATTAAATTCTCAGATATCGTACCACCACGGAACGGGGCGCTCTGCTTTCTGTTGCTCGACCTTTTGCCACGGAGCGTTAAATTTGCCATAGACTGTCTCGTCCAGTCGCTGTTCACATTCAGAACAAAGACCACCTATCGGCATATCCCATAAAGGAGTTGTGATGAGCTTTCCACAACAATCACAACGTACGCCTTCTTCCACTTCTACGACTTCTCGCATAAAGTTTACAGTCTCAGCATCACCCGTAAAAATCAGAGGAGGAGTTTCCAAATCCTTATCCGAGTGAGCAATTCGTGGCAGTATATAGGGGGTGTTGAAGTTCCAAGGAATATCTGTTTTATAGAACGCTCTGAAAAGTGTATTCTTGCTGTGAGGCAAGGACATGAGGTTAGAATAGCTTTTGTCCTCCGTCAAGTCTACTTCAGCCATCGGTTAGATGTCCCCTTTCAACGCCTTGAATGCTGTGCGGACGCGTGCAAAGAAACCCTTCTTCGGAGCAGGTTTTTTCTCGCGTTGACGATAAAGCCCGTTCATGGAGTCGTCAAGATTGCTGAGCTGGTCGCTCAGTTCCTGCAGACTTTCCGGCGTGGAGAACTTCTTGATAATATCCCGGTTGGCTTTTTCCTGCACTGTTGCGACCATCTTATCGAGCGTCAGGTTACAATATTCATCAACCCAATCGCCGATAAAGTAGAAGCGCTCCACAATCGTGCGGGTCGCAGCATCCTGAAATGTGCCAAAGAGAATCGGGTCTTTCTCGCGCTTGACAGCTTCTACGCGGCGTTCTTCCCTGTGCGTGTAGTCTGTAAAGACAACATACATCTTATCGAAGATGCCTTTGCATTTTTCAATGCGGGCAATGATTTCCGGCGGAATACGACGCTGGTAGTTTTCGAGCTCCACAATTTTGACGACTTTATTATCGACCATGTGAATGAAGTCATCGATATCGCTTTTGTAAACAAATGTATCGATACCGACATCGAGAAGCTTTTTCTCACGGGTAATGTTATCAATATGGAACAGGAGCTTTTTCTGAGCTGCTATCTGTCCGGACCGCTGGTATTCGTCCAGCAGGGTCAAGCAGTTCTCATAGAGCTTAGACAGTCCTGCTTCCGTCATGACCTGTTTACGGCTTTTGACTTCGGCAAAATATTCTGCCGGTGATACAGTAGTGTTGTTATTCATGACACACCTCCAAAAAATGTGTGTTAATTCTGCTCCAACCAAATTTTGGTCATCTGCAGAAGTTTATCTTGAAATTCGGGATTGAGGTAAGTAGGTACATTTGACCAGACAGAATTATGGATAATCGGGTATCGCCAGCTTTCATTATTGCGGATAATGTGTCGATTTTCAATGTCAGCGTTGACCAACCAGCGTTTTTTCGTTGAGATTGGCTCCCTGTATTCTGTCAGCCAGCATTCACCCGTAAAATTTGCATCCCAAACATATTTGGAAACTTTCTTTTCATCAAAAAATGCCGAGTTGTTATTCTCGGCACAATAGGTTCTCACGATGAAAGGAAATTGATATTGTTTGTCCTAGATTTGCTTTGTATGAGAAGTTCTCAATTCTTCGAGCAAAAATGGGAAAGTGATGCCGGTTACGGTGATGCCGGTTAAGCATTCATCAAGAGACCGGCTAACGCAGATGCGCGGGATGCTTTGGTCCTCTTCTTTCATTGCATTTGCCGGAATTTTTGGTATTACTTTGGAAGGAACAGCCCCGATATCCGCCATCAAATGGTAAAGGCTCATAAAGTCACCTTACTTTTTGCGAAATGGGTCGAGGGCTCCGGGACGGTAGTTGCTCTGAACATATGCTTTGATGTCCCCTTCTTCGAGTTGGTCGAACAGATTCATCCAGCACTGTGCTTCGATTCGCATTGGACCGTCCATGTGCAGGGCTTTATCGCATTGACGAAGGTCGTACTGAAAGTCGTTTTTGTATCGGCAATCTTCTGCCGCCTTGGCGTACTTTGTGAATGTAGCAGTCAATTTTTTCATCTCCTTGAAATCTGGAATAAAACAAAAAAGAGCAGACCCTCGAAATGAGAGTCTGCTCACAGTTGTATAACAGATTGTAAATCGTCTGTAGGGGGTAACGATATGTTATCTATTATACATTATTTAGTTTACCCAGTTCGCACGGAGATGCAAGTAAAATTGGTTGATGTTTTGCAGATGTTTTTATAGAAATATTGAATTACTTAATTATGGCATGTGGCAAAATAACCTATAAACAGAATTACAGCAAGACACGCGCCGATAAGAGCATAGGTGCCGATTTGCAAAATAAGATTGTCAATCCATGTCATTACTTTAGCAGCTACAAGAGGCCAAACAAAGATGTAAAAAGCAATTGCTAATACAGCAAGAATTGCGAGAACAATTAAAATAATCTTGGTTTTCAGTTTCCGTTTATGTACTACTTCTTGTTCGGTAGAATTCATAAAATCACTTCCTATTTAAAGAAATTGTATTTTTATTTTTCATTGTCATTATACCACAAATTTCAACAAAAAGAAAGGATGAAACGCAAAAAGACAAGAAATGTTCATAATTTGTTGCTGGCTACGCGGCAATGAGCCTCATTTAGCTACGCTTCCCTGCCACAGGAAGCAGCTACGCTTCATTTGCCATCGGTGATAGATTCCAAGCAAACCTTTGCGGTAAGGACAAGCTGTTTGCTTGCATTAAAGCGCAAGTACCTTTCGTCCAAGTCCATGAGCCCAAAACGAACACGGTCAAGTGCATCGGCATCTTTCATGATTTTGTAGAGCGTCAATGCGTTTTCCTTGTTTTCAATTGTTTTGTTGCTTTCAAGAATTTTTAATGCCTTCTTATCATTGATGCAATGATATTGAATGAGAAACTCCACGGTAGGGTCTGTGTGATTCAGTTTGTAGATTTTTACGCTATCTTCGCCATGCTTTGGGTCTTCACTGTCATTTTTTCTGCCAATGTCGTGATAGGTGATAGCTTCCAACAACTGATGCATTGCGTCATCGTCCAGTTCGATACATTCTTCTTGAACAATGAAGATTGCCAATAGGAGGACACGAATCGTGTGAAGAGCATCGTGCTCACTGGATGTAGGTAAGCAGTAGAGCGCGTTTACCTTACTTCGCCACTGATAATACAGGTCAAGGTCTTCCTCTGTAATAGATGGTACGACATCTTGGGGAGAAAACTGCTCTTCAATAGAAATGTCATATACTTTCTCTGGAAACACGAGAACCTCTTTTTCATTGGAGCGGTTTGGAGTATATAAGATGTCATCTTTCTTTACTTTGCCGGTAATCACTCTGGCGAAGCCGTTAGAATACCGGCAAGCAAAGAAATAAGCAATGCGTGGGTTGGTTGTCCAAGAGAAGGATGTCGTATAGGGAGTGCTGGCTTCTGCTTCTCCACGGTAAATTGTCACTTCGTCAGGCAGCTTTCGGAGAATTTTACTGCGTTTCGTCTTAGCAGTATCATCCATACCGGAGATAACCTTTTTTATCTCTTCGTTGGTAAAACGACCACATCCAAAGTCAGTCACCTCATAGACTGAGAAGAAAACATTGAACATTTCAGCGGATGGTTCGTTCCGACGAACATATTCTTGTAGTGCATCAATGGCAAGATAGCCACCGAGATTGTGGAAGTATGTAGCAAGAGCACTATCGTGCAAATTGGAGAATGTTACAACGCGTTTTCGAATGGATTCACAGAATTCTTCGTTTGTTTCGTTCGGAATGGGAGATAGGCGCTGCTTACCAAAAATTTGTAGAGGGAAAATAAGAGGGTAAGATGTATTATTATAGTCTACATAGTAAACAGAAGAATACATAGACTTGGCATAAAAGATTTTGTTTGCGGGAAGAGAATACTCTTTTTCCCATTCGGATTGGGTATATCCTACATCGTATCCTTGCTCGGTCAGTTTTTTGATGTCTTCTTGCGTCTGTATGCTTGTAAGGCAAACAAAGTCGGATAGTTTTATCGTATTTGATTCACGGATGATGTCATTAACAGTCATAGTACACCTCACAATGTTATTATACTTTACATTGTAATTTATGGCAATATCTCAAAAAAATATGGGCAGTTTTCTGCCCATGATATGCTTTATACGCTGATACGAACATATTGCCAAGACTGCGGTGGGCGCTTCAACCCAAAATCAGAGAGCTTCTTATCGAGAGGCTGCGTGCTTGCCACATGCCAGCCGTAAAGAGCGCCGACATTTTTTCCGTAATCGAACAACTCCTTGAATGTCAGACAGCTTTCGTTTACGAATTTTTCTGTTTCTTTTGGCAGCTCCGTGTCGTCAAACACCGCAAGGCTCTGCAGGCAGTTAAGACTGTCGATATCGTCGCAGATAAATGCTGCTGCGACTTTTCCTGCTCCGCCATTGCTTTTCGTCTCATAGCAAAAGACAACAAACGGGTGGCTGATTTCCCACGGCATAGATTTGCGGACTTCCATGACCTTTTCGCCCGCCATGATTTTACTGAGCCATTCTTTCTTGATGCTCAAAAGAACTGCTTTTCCATTGTTGATTTTGAGTGCGTTTTCCAGCGTGGTCAATGAAAGTACCCTCCTTATGTTAGTGTTTATCTGTGTTTGCTTCTGCCATGAATTTCGCGGCGAATGCCTCATATTGTACACGGCTAATGCCGGTAGCCTCAGAGAACTCAATGAACTCATGCTCAAAGTTCTTACTGAGGAGGACAACAACGAGGTTGTTGAGTTCTTCGCGAAATTCGTCTGCCGTGCCATTAAAATTGATATTCGGTCTTTTATCCTCGTCGATAAAAGAATCGATAGCTTCGTTTACAGTATCCTCAAAGAACTCTGTGAGGTCAGCCGCAGTTTCTTTCATGTCGGTCTCTTCGAAATCGGAGCAATCGTCGTTGAGACTCGTCAACGCTTGCATGACATTGTAGCGGAAGAGAATGACTGACGCTACATCATCAGGTTTGAATTCCTCGATGACCTTGCGCAGCTGTACCTGCTTGTTGTTGATGACTTTGTAGTTCGCCTTCATGTGGTTCTCCTTTATTCTGCAGGCTTCCAGACTTCGATGGTGCTACTTCTCAATGCCAATATAGCTTGATGGTTCCGTCAACAAAGTAAATTTGGCTGTACTCTTCCCCGTCGAGGATGATATAGCGGTCATCGCCGTGCTTGCGAGCGCCAGTACAGTACACCATCTTATCGTTGATAGCCGGGATGGACGGTGCTTCTGCCAGAACGAGTTGACCCTGCATAGCGCAGATGTCAAGAAACGAAATGATATGTTCACCCATTTCAGAAAAGCACCTCCAATTATTTTTTAGAGCGCCGTGATTTGCCACTCACCCTCGACTCTGGGTAGCGGCTCGTCTGTAACTTTCAGAACAGAGCCATCTCTCTTTTCAGTGGCAAAACGAATTGCTTTAAGGACTTCATAAGACAGTTTGCTGTTATAGGCAAGCTCGGAATTGGAAATACCGAAGTTCCCATTCCAGCCCACCCTCATCTTTTTTAGCTGAGGAATCAGAAGGTCACGGGCTTCAATGACACCTACCCCGCTCCAGCGGGCATCGTGATATGCCTGTAAGTGATGCTTATCATCGCCGGAAATATCAAGTGTCTCATAGATAATGCCAAATTGCCCCATCAGAATACGGGAGTAAACATCAAGAGCATCGGCTACAGCATTCCAGCAAGGAGCATCCAAATCGACTCTGTACTTATAAGTATCATCACCGTTCAATTCTTCTGCGTTATTCGCGATGGCAGCAAGAACATAGCTAATGGTATCATATGTCTTCTTGACGGGTGCTGTCACATTAACAGCAGTCAATGTGGCACAAGCCTTCATAATGGAATCTTCATCCACGCCATATGCTTCCCCTACTTCTTTGCAAATAGAGTGAAAGTCGTTGTTGTAGAACGACTTCATAACTGCCAAGATGTGGAGAATCAAACAATACTGCTTGTTTGTGAAATCAATGTACATACGGCAAAATCCTTTCTTTTTGCTAATTCTTATTATACCATAAAATTGCAATTTTTACAACATAGATAAGCAGATAGTAACAGATTGTACATATATTTTTGCAAAGAAAAAGCCGCATACTAAGTAGAAGCGGCTTATACTACAGCTTTTTCCAAGCTACGACATTTGCAATGTTTGTTATCAAGTCCTTGCTGTAAGATTTTGTAAATGATTGTTTTTGTGTGTCAAATACGCCTATATTATAAGCATACACAGTGTTTGACTTGTAAACAATACAATAGCGACCATTTTCGTTCGGTGTTTCATTTGGTGTTCTTACGACATGAAATTCTTGTATGGTTTGTTTTAGCTTTGAGTGGCTATGATACCCCTTGGTGTAGAGTGTCAGCTTAATTCTGTAAAGAAAAGCTCCGATTATTGTGGACCGCTGCTTTTCTTCTTGCTTTAGGTGATGGATTACTATGAGTATGCTTGGCTCTATTTTTTCCAATTCTTTTTGTTCAATATGGTATGAGGGAGAATACTTTGCAATACAATTGATTGCTTTAGAAAATTTTAGTCCGGGTTCGTTTGGGAATTGATTGTGAAATTCTGGTAATGCCTTTCGTTTGCCATCTTTTGCAATGTAGTAGTTATTGTGCCAGAGGATGACATTCCCGTATTGGCTTGTTATTTCGATTTTCCAAGTATCTTCTTTGCTCCAGACAATAATGGTTGATTCATTTTGGATTCTTGTCTGAAGTTTATAATCGATGTATGTCTTGAATATCAGGTCATTTGTTGCATTTGCTTTTTTGAAGAATGTTTTGTATTCCTTACCTTTATTTTTATCTTTTGCTCCTATTCGAAGACAGATAAGTAAGTGACAGACATTGCATATAGAATATTTCTGTTGTGGGAGTGCTTTAATAAATTTTATTTTTTCATCCGCTATTTCTCGCAATTGCTTGCAAGTCTTGTCGTGTAATGTTTGCTTCTTTCCGCTTGTGACAATAGCAAATTGAATTTCTGGGTTACTGAGTGCGGTATTTCGATTTCGGCTGATGCCGTTTGAAGTAGGAAGTGCTTTAGTGCTGCTGGTAAGTGTGGTATTTCCGGTGTCTTTATCTTTTTCCTGCAGTTCAGAAAGAAGCAAACTGAAATCTGTGTGTTGTTTGTTTCTGTTTACTTTCGGCATGGTTATGTGTCCTTTGATAAAGCGTTTTGCCTATTTTGCTCATTATACCACAAAAAACAAGAATCTCCTACGCTTTTCAGTAAAATACTGTTCGTAGAAGATGGTGGGTTTGTTGAATTTTTATTTTACAGCTTTTCTGACTTTGAGCTCATGGTCGTAGCAATTCTTGCAAATTAGATAGCCTATGCCAATATCGTTCTGGATGGCTGCCGATGTGTATGCGTTGTACCCGTTGATGATACGCCCGCACGCGGCGCAATTTAGCAATCGTGGCATCAAACAAGAAAAAGTCTCCAAAATCCACGAATAATCGCAGACTATGGAGACTTTTCATGGCGCATGTGGTAGGATTCGAACCTACGGGCCATTTCTGACCGCTGGTTTTCTGGACCAGTTCCATCAGCCACTCGGACACACATGCATATGGCGCAGAGAGCGAGATTCGAACTCGCAGGCGAGGGATTGATTGGCACTTCGTAGTGAGTTCCGTTTTGCCTCGCGACGGATTAGCGGTCCGTTGCCCTACCGTTAGGCGACCTCTGCATGATGCACCTTTTAACACAGGTGCGATGGTGACCCCTAGCAGACTCGAACTGCTGACTCCACATTGAGAGTGTGGTGACTTAGACCAACTTGTCGAAGGGGCCTTATGGTGTGCCGAGCTGGATTCGAACCAGCGAACCGTAACGGAACGGTTTTACAGACCGCGTACTTTAACCACTTGCATACCGGCACATATAAGGAGGCATTAAGCCTCGTGGTGCTCCCGGCTGGAATCGAACCAGCGACACATAGGGCTTCAACCTACTGCTCTACCAACTGAGCTACAGAAGCAGATGGTGACCGAAATGGGGCTTGAACCCATACTCTCAAGCGTGAAAGGCTTGCGACTTAACCAATTCGTCTATTCGGCCATATAGCCGCAATCCTGCGGCGAGGGTTTATGCGATGACAAGGATGTCATCAATTTTCGTATCGAGCATCGCGGCGAGAATCACAAGGTTGTCGATGGTAGGAAGTGCAGTGCCTGCCTGCCATTTGGCTACCGCCTGTGTGGATACACCGAGCGTGTCTGCCACATCCTTGACCTTGATGCCTGCTGCTTTTCGCAGTGCCTTGATATTGGCACCTGTTTGCTGGATATCGATGGTTGGAACGTTCATTTTCTTGCTGCCTTTCTATATTGCAGGCAACAAAAAACGCTGCCTGCCGAAATGACTCGACAAGCAGCGTGTGAAAATGCAGTTATCGTTTAGAGACGCACCGCATCTGTACATGGTCTGTTTTTGCTTGTCGATGGGTATAGGAAACAAAACTGGATTCGTAGGACTCGAATTCAGATTCATAACTATACTCAGCAAACGACACAGCATTAACAGTCTTGCACAGCATCTTCGGTTGTCTCCTTTCGTTTCGTTCTGATTACATTATACCACGTTTATAGCGTTGGTCAATCAACTTGTGGTTTACTTTTTGCTACACCATTTGGCGGTATCGGGGATGTACACTGCATCTACACCCTCTTGCTTTGGGTTGGACGGGTTCTCTCTGCTGCCGACCGGAGGCTTGGGGCTTTTAAGTGTGTACTTGTTACGGTAGCCAGTGCCTTCGTGAAGGACGCGGTCTGAGCCTAGTAGATGCTTACTCATTGGAAACTCCTTATTGCACTTGTAACAAAAAGCGGGTCTGAACCTTGTAAAGTACAGACCGTTGGTGTTCGAGGCGAGATTTGTTTTAATCTTTAGCATTAGCCAACCAGCTTTACACTGATTGTTGTCCGTCGCTCGCCGCGTGGAGGCTGCAATCATGAGCGACTGTCCGAAGTGGGAGCTGGGGTCACAAAAACCGGCTCCTTAGACCAGCGTATATGCCGTTCCACCACTCGAACATATGGCGGGTCGTACAGGATTCGAACCTGCGACACGCGGATTAACAGTCCGCTGCTCTGCCAACTGAGCTAACAACCCATATGATTAGCAGTTATCGTACTGCTGGACGTGGTACTCCCGATGGGACTCGAACCCATAGAAAAACACATTTTGAGTGTGTCGTGTCTGCCAATTCCACCACGGGAGCATATGATGGCAGTTGACATACTGCCAGATGTTAGGATTTGAACTAAATGGTGGGCTGTGCAGGGGTCGAACCCGCGTACCTCGGTTATGAGCCAAGAGTTCTAACCGTTGAACAAACAGCCCTTATGGCGCTTCCGGTCCGGTTCGAACGGACGACCCTCTGATTAACAGTCAGATGCTCTAACCAACTGAGCTACGGGAGCATGATGGCGGCTTTTGCACCGCCTTAAATTAAAATATAGCGTAGATACGCTATTCTGGTGGACCCGACGAGAGTCGAACTCGTGTCCAAAATATATCCGATTCCATGATTACTTACGCGATAGTCACATGATTGACAACTTTGGACTGTTTGTCTGGTCGTGTGGCAAACCTTTTGCAGCGGACAGATGACCACGCTCACCATGATTTACGTCTTGGTGTACTTGGACTTCAGACGGTTCCGGTTTTATTCTGCGCCGTACATATCTTGCGTACCTTTGAACCTCACACGCTTACCCGCGAGATGGTGCGTTGTTTTGGTCTCCGTCTGCTTAATTAAGCAGCGATAGGAGAAGCGTAACGATTGTTGTCAGTTACTTTTTAAGGTGGTCCTTGAGGCGGAACCATACCCGCGACATGAAATCTTCCATACCCTGTCGAAAACCATTACGGGCCCATGAAAGGCATGTGATTGGCAGCACATGCACTGTTTTGTGATGGTATTAACCCATCAGCTCCACCACTGATTTTTTGAGGAAATCAGAAACCTTTGGTGGGAATTAGCGGGCTCGAACCACTGACCCTCTGCTTGTAAGGCAGATGCTCTCCCTGCTGAGCTAAACTCCCACGAAGTCGTCCGCTTAACGGGCGACGGGAAAAGACGCTTTACAGCTCGACCTTCGTGGTCTTGCCGTCAGCATCGACACAATACACTGCGGCGTCGGCAGCGTTGACGTAGGCATTCTTGGTGCCTTCGACAGTCTTGACCGCCTTCTGGATGTCCTCCAGTTTGACCTGCTTCTTGTCTGCGCCGACCTCGACATAGATAACGGCAGTTTTGCGTGCGGTAGCCATTAGAATCACCTCCTTTTTCGGATGTTGTATGGTATGGATGACTTTACATCGTTGCAAAAGTATAGCGATATATCGTCAAATTGGATTGGCGAGATTCGAACTCGCGAAATGCGGGAGTCAAAGTCCCGTGCCTTACCGCTTGGCGACAACCCAACATATAAAAAGCACCCGGCAGACATTTTATGCCTGAGGGTGCTGTCATAGCGTGATGAAACGGAACTTCCGATGGGGTGCAGGCTTTATTTAACCCACAACTACCGCGCTATGATGACCCTGTACAGACAACACAACTTGACCGAGGAGATTTATGCTCCGCAGCCCTTGTGAGCTATTCTGTTGGTTCAACATAGTGGCGAACATCGGCTGATTTCCTTTCGTTGTTTCAGTATCATCATTATACCACATCATGTGGAAATAGTCAATACGAAAACACAATATATAGTGGTTTGAGCCGCGAAATTAACAGTTTAGCCACAAGAGCAGCAACAGAAACGCAAGTCTATGAGGTTGCTTACTGTTCTTTCGGCAACGGCTTCCAATGGATGATTGTATCCAGAACATCGGGGCGCGGAGCGTCCTCATGTACGCACAGTCTGGTCACGGCTTCCCCCATCATCGTCTCATAGTCCGGAAGCGTCATGTCGATAGGAACCGAAATAGTAAGGCTATCAGCAGGCGCTTTCAGAACGACTACTTCACTGCTTTTCTTTTGCTTTTCTGCTTTCTCCCAACTGGTAGAGAGAAGGTAGTCGTAAAGTGCGTAAGGGTTTACCTCAGAGATGCTATAAGGGGTATCGTGGATACCACTGAGCATTGCGTAAGCTCGGCTATACTTCGTCGTTCGCGCGAGGTCTTTCTTAGTCGGCTCGTGTGGCAACCTACTTAAATCCATGTTGTTGCGCAGGTCAGAGAGTTTTACTTTGACAGCAGTATGGTTCTGCTGAATGTGCCAAAGGTATTCGGCATAAGACATCCCTTTCTTGCGTGTCAAGGTTTCTACCGCATCGGCGACTTCTTTCGGGAATGCTGCTCGGATGCCCTCCATCGTAAGCGTGGTATCTTCCACTGTGTCATGCAGGAAAGCGGCTGCTTCAGCTACCGGGTCTCCTTTAACGCCCTTGGCGACCACAGAGACATGTGCCTCAAAGTAGTCTTTCCCTGCTTTATCTTTCTGCCCGGCGTGAGCTTCGATTGCCCACAATTTGGCTTTTGTGACCATCTCGGTGAGTTCTTGTTTGGTCATAGTATTTTCTCCGTCTTAGTATCTATAATAGGTTGGTAACGCAATACCCTTGTCAAAATCAATAGACATTACGGCGAATTCTTGAAAATACCAAGGGACAAATTGCATGCTGTCATATATCGTTTTGCCGTGTTCTCTTGCAATTTTGTATAGCACGGTCAAGAAGCTGCAAAATCTGGGAACGCTTTCTTTTGGGATGATAACTTGAGAGCAAATGAAGAGTGAGTCGTCCTCGATGACAGCTATACCGTTATCTTTATCAACGAATAAATCACGAACGGAGGCGATTGCTTTCTCCAATCGGGTGAATTGCCCTGCTGTGAATACATCTTCTGTATCCCAGCTTATCTCAAGCTGGCAGCAATGCCAGATAGGGATATCGTCTACCTTTTCTTTGGGTACAGGAGCGGGTTCGTCTGCGAATTCCCCGTGCTCAAGGTGCAGCATTGAAACATTCGCAGTATCATCGTACTGCAGCCCGTGGAAAACCATTTCTTTGCTGAAAAGCCCTTGCAAGATGTAGTTCCAGTATTCTTTCCCGAATTTAACTTTGTAGGAGTTATATGTAACCTTATAGGAAAGTATAACAGTTGCATCGACATCATTCAAGATGCAGTCAATGGCATCAACGGCACGATGTTTTACGATTTCTTCTTCCCACTCGGATTTTTCCGGCTGAGACTTTGAACCACCGATTTTGCCTTCGCACCACGAAATTAAATCGCCTTCAATTTCGATGGCAAAGTCATAGACTTCCAACGACAAGATACCGACCATGTCAATGAACTGATGCAGGTATTTTACAAGATAGAGCCTTGCATCATCTGCGTCCTTGTCTCCACGGCGAATATCAATTTTCTCAAGGCAAGTGATAGTAGTGCTCATTTTATAACTCCAACAAACAAAGAAAGCCGGGACAATGCCCGGCAGATATGGCGGTAGGGGTGGGATTCGAACCCACGGACACTTGCGGCATCGCCGGTTTTCAAGACCGGTTCCATAGACCACTCGGACACCCAACCATGTATTTTGTTTATAAGACGATTTGCCGGATACATTGTATCCGTTGCCTGTCACTCACCGCGCAGAGGTTGTCTTGATTGAGTAACTGGCGGGAACTTATCCTGCCCATACCGCAGCCGGTTTCGCCACACGGTATGATTGTTACGGCTTGTTGCATATCTTGTTTTACCGGGACGTAGCGACCGGAGCGCGGCAAGATGTGTAATGCACGTGGCATGGTTTTTAAAGGAGGTCCGCGCTTTGATTGCTTACTATTAGCCAGATGTTATTGGCATCTGTTGCCCATCTCCCACCCCGTGGAGGTTGTTAGCAAGGGAGACTGACGAGGGTGGTGCTCCTCGCCAATGTCGCAGCCGATTTCGCCACTCGACACTACATTTTTTCGGCTTGACGATGCCTCGTGTAATTCGCTTGTCCAAGCGGCGCGGACGAGGCGTTCGTCTTCGTGGTCATAGTTATAGGAGTTCCGCGCGATAATGACTCGTACTGTACGAAACAGTACACAATCAAGCCCAGGGTAGGCCATCGCAGAAAACGAAGCGACCCTGTTGGTGGAGATAAAGGGATTCGAACCCTCGACCCCCTGCTTGCAAAGCAGGTGCTCTCCCAACTGAGCTATATCCCCATGATGGCGGGATGTGCCCGCCAAAGGATTCCGTACGATAATGATTCGCGCACTGTGATACAGTACACACAATCAAGTCCAAAGACAGTCGCAGATTTCAATCTTAATTCGGCATTAGCACGATGTTTGTGCCATTCATCGTTCATCCCTGCCTCAAAAGAGGCTGTCGACATAGGGGATACTTTCTTTAGGCGTACTGGAGTTCGCCGTACTGCTTCACCTCGCGCTCCAGATGCAGCGGGATGGTCTTGGCATCCTTCTGTGTGATGTCTTCACGCGTTACCAGCGTTTCGCTTACGCCAGCCGCCTGCAGGACTTCGTACAGGTTTGAGGGACCGGTGCCGTCGTAGCCTGCGGTCAAGCCGTTGACCTGCATAGTGAAACCGTGCAGATGCTGTGCAAGACCCGGAACAAAATCGAGTTCAACAACGACCTCGTTGCTATTCTCGTTCACGCGTTTAACCGAGATGGCGCGGATGTTCTGGCTTCCGAATGTCTCAATCAGCTTTTTGGCTGCTGCTGCAGTCTCGATAGTTGAAGTTCCTTCGACATTGATAATTGCCTGCTCCATTGGAGTCAACCTCCCTTCTATGTTAGAGTTGTCATGCGCTATAGCAGATAACGCTCTGCCATGCGGGGCTTTACGTCGCCTATTCGTGTTCGGTTCCGGCTACGACGACTTCCGTAAGGACTTAGCCAACCGTCAGCAAGTGCATGCCCCCGCTGACAGCTTCTTGGGCGGATTCTCAAAGAGCGCGTCACCCAATCGGACCGTGGAGCTTAGTGGCAGATTCGAACTGCCGACCTGCGCATTACGAATGCGCCGCTCTACCTGCTGAGCTAACCAAGCACGGTAGGATGTTTTATACTGGTTATCATCCCGCAATCAGGGCAGCCAACCCTTTTCTTCCAGCACCATTCGGCAGCCACGCCGACGGATTCTGCATTGTACCCTCTCCGCTGTTTTCCGGTCTCATTCGCGACTGACACCGGGACTCTCGGATACTCTCAGGCACAGCACCTGTTTGCCTATTCTTTTATAGGCTGTCCATTGGCATTCGGACAGCGGACCACAAGTGGACCATGCTCACCAGTTTAACGTCGTGGTGTACGGTGACGGCGACGTGGGGCAATATATCGGAATTGAACCGACACCGCCCGTTTGATTTCAATCTTTGTGCTAGACATTAGCCAGATGCTGCAGCATCTGTTGTCCATCCCTTGCCACAAGGAGGCTGTCAGCGCAGGGACATTGGAGGAGTATATCGGGGTCGAACCGATGTCATCTGCTTGGAGGGCAGAGGTATTAACCGTTATACGAATACTCCATAAAATTGCGGGTGAACCCTCACTTAGCCCCGCCATGATGCTCGTTTTGGAGGTGGTCAACCCCGAACATCATCTTTACACCCTCTAGCAATCCCGCGAATCCACAATGCTGACTGGGCAAGGGAATCCGGGAAAGCACTTGAGCGTTGGTCAACTTCGATTCTTGCAGCCCTATTTGTCCGCCCAAGTACATGGGCGGCTCTTGCTGTGGGCTTTGTCTGGGACTGCGGCATACTTACCAGTTGCCGTGCAGCAGTCCCGCCTTGGCGGCTGTGTCGCGTCTGGCTGCGCCCCGGCTTAACGGGGATGCTCGTACGTCTGCATGCTTGATGGGACGAGATTTGTTGTTTCTGGACCGTAGCCCAAGAGGAAGCACTCGCCCACACGGCTTCCTGACCTTTTGGATACCGCTCACACCGGGAGTTGTGATGCGATTCCGATAGTTGAAGACTTAGCCATGTTGCGGTTGTTGACTGCAACGATGTTGCCCACTGCTCACCACGAGGAGGTTGTCTTCCGAGCAGTAACGCGGATTGTGTAGACCAGTCCGCGCAAGCAGCTTCCGCGTATTCCCTGCTGCTTGAGGGGGTTCGTTGAGCGTCCGCCGACGCCGTACCCCGGAGGGAACGCCCGAAGGCGTTTTGCAACACGGGAAAGTCGGTTTTAAGCCATGACCTGGGCCAAAGGTTGCTTACTTTGTCTGGTTTGCCCTCCAAATTGGGTTGAGAACATTCGTCAGTGACTATAGTAGTCATTGTCCACCGCTTGCCACGGAGAGGCTGTCCTCATTATTTCAATCTTATAAGACATTAGCCAACGAATTTAACCCCGCTGCCCACCGCTCGCCACGTGGAGGCTGTCTTCATGAGCGGCAAGGTACGCCGATAATGACCGGCGTACCCATGCAAGCCAGATGTGGACTAGCTTGCGTTGGCGGTAGCTACCCGCCACAAGGTGGTTTACATCATCGGAGTGACCCTTTCACTGTTGCGTCTATGCGGACGTTACTTAGTGCATTGGCGTGTCCCTTTCTTTGATGCCGACATTCGGACGCGGTAATTACTGCATCGGACTGTCCTCCTTGTTAGATTTCGACCCGTTAGGGCTACCTCAGCGGGTCGCGGCTCTGGTGGATGGGGTCGAACCATCTTTTCTCGTGCGCAACGAGCGAATTAACCGGCGGTATATTACAACCTTCGTATTCGACACCAGAATATTTCGGTCATTTTACATCTGACCGATGGATGTGTACGAGGTAGAGGGTGTTGCACCACTGTAGTCCGTGCTTACGCGTTGCACCTGCACTACCACTACTGCGCCTTATCGTGCGATTGACGCATTCCATTATGCTACACCCAATGGCGACTCGTGCCGGTTTCGAACCGGCGACCTCCAGCGTGACAGGCTGGCGTTCTAACCGTCTGAACTAACGAGCCATATGACCAACCCACGACGCAAGACAGGTGGCTGCATGGGTTGGTGTTCGACCGATTTTACGTCCCGGTCAGGACATGGATACGGAGACAGGATTCGAACCTGCGACCACCGGCGTATGGGGCCGGTACGCTACCGCTGCGCTACTCCGTGCTATAGAAGACATTAGCTGCACATATACAGCTCCCACTCGCCAATCTTGGCTGTCTTCATGAGCGGCAAGGCACGTCGATAATAACCGGCGCACCTGTACGAACCAGATGCAGGCTGGTTCGTTTTGGAGCTCCCGACGGGATTTGAACCTGCAACCTACTGATTACAAGACAGTTGCTCTGCCAGTTGAGCTACAGGAGCATGTTCAGGAGATTTGCTTGTAGCGCCTCTCCTGAGTACATTAGCATTATACCACAATATGTACGGATAGTCAATACGAAAACAACAATATATAGTGTTTGGAATGCAAACAAATTGCGACATGCACCATATATTGTGGTCGCATGTTAGATGTGATTTTTGAGGCTCGCAGACTCCAAGAAAGTCAGCAAATCCTGCGTTGAACTTACCCGGCAGACCGTCGCCCCACTCTTGGCGTACAGGTCGGCGATTGAGTCCCCTTGTCCCCACTTGTCCAGCGGGTCGGGATTCAGAACGAAGAAGTTGGATGCCCGCTTAGAGAGCCATTCGACCTCTTCCACGCCAGAACAGTTCTTGTTATTTCGGCAGTCCCCCAGCATGACAATAGTGGTATCCTTGTTGATGATGCCGGTATTGTCGTAGCGCAGTTCTTTGAGAGGCACACCGTAGTTCGAGTAGATGCCCCGACTGGGAACCTTCTTGTTGATGCTCTCTACTGCCGCTGTGACATTCTCGTTTGAGAAATAGCGGTCAACAGGAACTAAGTGGTTCACAAAAACGAACAGGTGGCAGCCACCGGGAAATACTTCCCTCATCAGACCCATGTACGTCAGAGCGAGAGAAGTCATAGCGCGGCATGACCCGGAAATATCCGCCAGCATCACGACATTTGCTTTGGACTTTATCGGCTTTTTGTAGTACAGTCGTGCAATCTCGCCATCACACTGGACGGATTTCTCAATCGTTTTTTTGACGTCGATTTGCTTTTTCTGCTGGGTTATGTACAGCTTACGAAGCTTTTGGCGGAAAGTCTTGGCGTTTGTGCGGATAAAAGTGAGGACCTTCTCAATATCGGCATTAGAGAGCTTCGAGACATCCTCGTTGAGAAGTGCATCCGTTTGCTTTTTGCTTCTTACCGCATTATGACCTCCGGAGAACACTTCTCGATGTCGGAGCGACTGCTCCTTCTCAATGCTTTGCATTTGCTTCTCTTGCTGGGCTTTCCGAATGTTCGTAAGAATTGCATCGTAAGAAGTCACTCTCTTTTCGCGAGTGCGAAGATTGCTTTCATACAACGCCTTTTGCATCTCTTGTTTCTCAAGCTCGGCTTCTGCTTTATGAAGAGCTTCTTTTGCTTTTTCCCACTCCCCTGTTGCTTTCCCATGTTCTTTAATTGCTACCTTTACGGTAGTATCTCCTGACACTTTAGACTGACTTGTTTTCACGCTTTTTGCCAAGTCTTGGAATGCCTTGGCAAGAGAGATGAAATCCATGTACAGAGATATTTCTTTTGCAGAACGAGCGATGACCGCAGCAGATAATAAGAGTTTCTGAGAGACAGCCAGCTCCTGTGAAGTGCCGGAAGCAAGAGAGTTTCGCAATTGCCGCTCCATGATTCCGTATGCAGCAAGCTCTCTGTTCGTCTCGGTATTTACCTTCTGCAATAGCTGCTCTATTTTGTCTACAAGCTGCCTGTTTTCGGCAAGCGTAACAGATGCTACTGCTTTCTGGTAGTCGTCGTATGCTTGCAAAACAGCTTGGCGTTTTTGTTCGGCTTCTTCGCGCAAAGCGTCTACTGCCTTTTGCTGGTTACTGACCGATTCTTTTCCTCTGTTAGACCGGCGGTAGTTCTCTATGTCCGCTTGTGCTTGGTCTCTGTTCGCTTGTGTCTTTTTACGGCACTCTTCCAGAGCATCATCGGGCATATCTACAAAAGTGGCAACACTATTCGTTGCTCTTTTCTTAGGAATTGAAGATTCCTTTGGCTTTGGCGCGTAGGAATACTGCAAGAATCGCCTGCAGAAAACTGCCTCAAATGTGTCGCATTCCTCTTTTGTATGGCATAGAGCGCCCTGCATGGTGTACAGCACGTCCTCTACATCTAACGGGTCAGAAATATGTTGGATGCCGTTGAGCGCTTCTGATATTGAGAATGAGAAGCCGTATTCCTGTGTAAGCTCTTGGAAGAATTTAGTGTACAGGTTCACATAAGATTCGATGGTTTGATTTGTTGCTTCACTCATTTCTCATTCCCGCTGGACAGGTTGAAGGCTTTTGCTACCGTTTTCTCATCTGCGTGGTCTTTGACGAGGGAACCGATAGAATATGGCATTGCGTTCTTCACATCCATAGCCGTTTTACAATGGAACGTCTCAATCAAGCACTTTGCCCATTCGATGCCTTCACTGATGGAGATGGCGTGACGCAGGTCGAGGCTCTGAAGCCGGTCAATGACCTGTGCAACGCTATCCACAAACACCTCAGAGGCAGAGACATTCGCGCAGATGATTTGCTTGATTTCTGCAAGGGGCTTGTGCTCGATGTAAAGGTAAGAGCAGCGCCGCAACATAGGCTGAGAAAGTTCGCGATAGTTGTTGGAGGTCAAAAAAACGATAGGTCTATCCTTCGGCGCACATTGAATCGTTCCATATTCCGGAATGGTAATAGCAAAATCGGAGAGCATTTCGAGTAGAGCGTGCTCGATTTCCGGCTCAGTCTTGTCGATTTCGTCAATGAGAAGGACTTTGTGACCCTTCATCGTGAGAGCTTCGATGACAGGGCGTTTCAACAAGAAATCCGGACCATAAAACTCTGTGTTTTGCGCAACAGCTTTGATGCTTTCGTTCACGCTTAAATCCCGGAGGTTTTCGTTGAGCTTGTCCCGAATGGCAGACACCACCAGCAATTGCCGCTGGTAGTCATAGTCGTAAAGAATTTTATCTGCTGTAATTCCCTCGTGGCATGAAACACGAATCAGAGGAATCTGCAGCATAGAAGCCACCGCTTTGGCAAGGCTCGTCTTTCCTACGCCGGGGTCACCCTCTATGAGTAGAGGTGACGCATCGTCGCGCAGCACATTCAGAACGGCATATGCAATCCTGCGGTTAGCAAAATAGTTGTTTTCGGCAAGGGACGCGATGATTTTATCGGGGGTGTAGTTATACATTCTTTGATTGCTCCTCGGCAAAATTTTGGAGAGATTTCAGCAGCTTGGTACAGCCGGGACAGTCGTTGATAACAATGTCGGCAAACATTTTGTCTGTATCATTCAGCAGCGCGTATACATTCTTGAAATACTCTTTTGCAAAGAGCAATTTTTTGAAAGTCTGTGGCTGTTTTTCAAGATGAGAAATAATGGTGAAGGCGTCTTCTTCCGTCTTGGCATTTTGGCATCTGTCTGTAAATAATGCGTACTGTGCGTCCTTCAGTAGATAATCCATATCCTCAAAGGTTGGCTCTACGGATTCTGCTTCATATTGTCCAGCAACTGCTGATAGGAGGTATTTGCTGACGGGTTTGTAAGTCTCAAAGCTGCCATAATAATTGCGCACAGAGTCGACGGAAAACAGATAAAGAGTTTTGCTCTCCGGTAAGAGAATATAAGTACGCAGGAATTGTTCCATTTTATCCGCGATGGCAGCCTTTTTGAAGTCTATACTCGCTTCCCGCAGAAAATCTGTCAGCAAGTCTGTCTTACAATAGCTGTGGTTGTCTTGCGACGCGAAGAATTTGCAGAAATAATATCCAAGCAACCCTAATCGTTCGCGTATTTGCTTGTAAGCACTTGCAATCCATTCTGGGTCACAGGAAGCTGCATACATTAAAATGTCTTCTGCATTGTTTACCCAAAAAACATTGCTGAAGCTGGTCGGAATCTGTTCTTTGCTTTGTTCAATGTCCGCTTTCAACTTTTTGACAAGACACCTTGTGGTCTGGGCAATAATAAGACCCGTTTGCATGTCGAATAGCTTTGCTTCACACCGAAGACTTTCTTTTTCCTTTTTAGAAATATCCAATGTTAAGTCATATCTGACATGACATTTTGCATCGCTGCTTGCGGCGTAGAAATCTTCAAGGAGTACGGTCGCCGCTTTGTCAAGGAATTCTTCAGCAGTAGAATAGGTTAGTGAAACGCATTGTTCTGCTGTGCCTTTATCCGGTGTGATTTTTACGGTGATTTGGTCTGCAATGTCGCAATAGGAAACATCCTTCGCAGGGTCATTCCCAAGTACGAAAAGGTTGCTTACAGGTAATGCGGAAGCGGCGTCAACGCTGTTATATACCTGTCTGAGTACGCCGTCCAGAACGATGTTGCCTTTTCTGTATGTTTTACTGACCGTATGAGCATTGTTGCAGCAAGTACAGACAAAGTCGTGCAAGATAGAGTTCGGAGTAACGGAATAGTCTCTCTGTTCTGAGACGGCCTTTGCACCTTGTGTCAGAACATCATTTCTATAGAGTTCTTGCAAAAGAGCATCATTGATTCCAAAAGCTACTTGGATGCTGAAAACAGCTTTCCTACCGTTATCAAATTTTACTGTTGTGGTGACGACTGCCTTCTTCAATGCACTTTCCTGCTGTAGCCCTACATTGATGTCAGTAATTTTGTTGGAGGTGATGCAGAAATCTCCGAGCAGGATATGTTTTTCATCTACCTGCAAAGACAGAAGAATAGACTCTGCAATTTGTTTGAGCGCCTTCAAATCGTGTGATTTCTCAAAGCGCTCAATGTTGCGCTTATGAAGTACCGTGCAGCGTGAATAAAGGTTATTATAAAGTGATGAGCTAATGATGCCTTCATAGGAAACATACGGTAAAATTGCTTCTTTATAGACTTTGCCGTCAAGTTTTACATTAAGGCACGCAGCCTTTTCGTTTTCTGTGTCGGAAATGAACAGCTCGCTTTTGTCAACGCCGGGAATTGCCGTGGCTGCCATGTCAATCACATGGTCGCACAATTCTTTGTTAAAAGCTGGACGCAGCTTTTCGAGTAAAAAGTCATCGAGTTTCTTTTCACTATCCAAGCATCTGCCGTCCGGCAAATAATATCTCCATTTTTTCTTTTTAATGCGTTTTTTCGTTAAGAAAAATCCTGCTGCAAAGAAATCTTTGAGCTTTTTTTCTCCAAACTTGTTTGTGAGTTCGCCTGTTATAGTACGAATTTCAACGCCGGGTTCTGTCCAGACTTTCCTATCTTTCATGTAGGCGACAAGAATATCATCGTCCTTAATTCTGCGTCCATCATCGAGATAGAATCTTTTATCGTCATTCACACTTTTTTCTGTAATTGAGAAATGTGCATTAAAAAAAGCTCGCAAAACTTCTTTATCGCATTTATCGCGCAACGATTGCGGTGCTTCCTCAAAGGAAGTGATTACTTTTGGTTCACTGCTCATGCTTTCACCCAATTGACATTCTCCCCACAGCTAAACTCGATAAAACACCTTTTTGCCAATACTCTTTAATGCAACCTAGTGGACAGTGGTGTGACCATCCACATCCACACCGACGCAATACGCATCGACATAGTCATTGTTGGTCATCTCCATTTCGTTGAGCTTTTTGAGCCATTTCGTTTTGACGATGTGTTCCAAGTAATCCGCATTATATTTGGGATTCGATGAAATCACAGAGAATGGTCTACCAAGCTCTTTCTCTCTCAATTCTTCCGTTTCCCGCATTTTTTCAAGCATATACCGGAAATTTTCGGGGTAGTATTTATAGAGATAGGCAAAGTTAAGAAACGAGGACATCGGGCAATACATACAACCGCAGCGCTTGTTGGTTTTGTAGTAGTTGTTGAAAATAGGCTGTGTCTTTGCCCATTCCAAAATCACATCTTCGTTAATGCCGTTTTCTGCGAGAGGGTATATCTCTAACTTTTTGGCACTCAACCGCTTGTTGAAACGGCGTTCTTCGTCGGCACAATAGCCTATGTAATTTACTACATAAAAACCGACTTCGTTCAGCCATTCGGATAGTTGCCGCTTTGCATCAAGTTTATAGTGACCGTTACACCATCTTACTTTTCTTGTTGGGAAACCGCATTTATCATACAATTCTTCCCACGTTTTCCTCGGCTTGATTCGCACAAATTGGATGCCAGCTTGCTTGCACTCCGTTTCCATATAGTCGATAACGTTATGTATAAACGGGTAGTCGATTTCGAGTTCAAAGTGAACCACGCCGTCAAGCGGGTATCTGTCCAGATTGTACAGTATATAATTGAGCATATACAGGCTATCTTTTCCGCCAGATACGCTTGCCCAGTATGATGGGCGCAATGCAATTGCTTTGTCTGCGTTAGTTATCGTTCGTTACCTCCGTTCTGTGATTCCACAACTCAATCGCGTCCTGTTCGTTTTTTATGAGGACAGTTCCGATGCGGCAGTAGTTGCACCGCACTGCATACATGCCTTCATAGCTGGCATATAACCCGGCTGTAGAACCACAGAACGGGCAAGGCTTTAGTTCGATATCATCATCATCAATAAATGTTACCATTGTCGGTTACCTCCGTGAGTCAGTAGTCTTTGCGGCGCTCTCGTTGACATTCTCCCCACAGCTAAAGCAGGGGGATTCCTGCATCAACCACCACTGCGCAGCAACCGAAGCTGTTGCGTCTTACACGATGTC